AAACGCCGAGGACGGACTGCTCATCGATTCCTTTTTGAAGGCCGCGAATCCCTCGGCCGTCATTCGTCCATCGATGATTGACTTCGTGCAGAAGCAAACGCCGTTCGCCGAGCAGCTCAAGAAAAAGCTGGACAACTTTATGACGCTGCCGAACCGGGACCAGCTTCCCGCCGGCGCAATTCTCACGGAGAACGACCGTCGCCAGATGGCGCAGGCTTTTCAGCAATACAACCAAGCCGTGTCCGAGGATTCCCGCGACCACTACAAATTCATCCAGAAGCGCGCCGAGAAACAGAATATCGGAAACGACCTGGACGAGGTCCTCACGGATGAGGAAATGAACGTGCTCAACGGGAAAAACTTTGTTCAGCTTCCAAACCGAGATGCAGTGACCAAGCGCCCGGGGGCTGCCACAGTCCCCCCGGCTCCGGCGGTCCTCACCGCGGCGACGCCGACGGCGACTCCCGCAGCCACCGCGCCCGCAGCTGGCACGGGGGCGTCTCTCGTGAAGCAAATCCCGGTCGTCAACTCGCCGGCCGAGGCCCCCGACGACGCAGAGTTTTACATGTCGCCGGACGGTCGCAAATTCGTGAACCGAAAATACAAGGGCAACCTGCCTGCCGCTCCGGCTCCCGCTGCGGAGCCGGCGCCCGCCCCATCAGAAGCCGATATCCCGGTGTTGCCAGTCGAAGCCCGCTAATTTATGCCAGTCGTCCAAGACCTGTCGGAGGGGCAGCCGTTCACGGACATCCCACTCACTCCAGCGGAACAGCCGGGCGTTCTAACGCCCGAAGCGCTGGCCGCGGAACACGCAAAGATGCGCGCGGCTTTCGCTGCGAAGGGCATCGAACCGCCGCCGCTCGCGCCTGGGGAAAAAGAAGCCGTCAAGCCGGCGGACCCGTTTGCCGGAGAGAAGCAGGTTGACCCCTTCCACGGCGAGCAACAGGTCCACGACCCTTTTGCCGGGGAGCGCAAGGCCGACGCCCTGGATGAACGCACACCCCAGGACTTGGCGGCGGACCCGAACTTCAAAATCCACGACTTCGTCTCGCAGAATCCCGACGTTTTCAAGGACCCGAAGCGCTATCAAAAGGCGCTCGACACTTATCGCGAGCAGCAGGCCCAGGGAGCCACGCTCCATAAGACCGTGGAGTCCGTCAAGAAGGACACCGTCCCGCTGTTGAAGGACATCCTGAAGTCCATCCCGGCGCGGCTGGAGAACCTCGGAGAAATCGGCGGCATCGGCAAGCTGGTTAACACCATCACGATGACGCTGCGCGGTGAGGGCGGCGACCCCGAGCTGCGCAAGCAGTGGGAAACCATGTCGGAGGACAATAAGGAAGCCGCCATTGCGGAGGCCACCGCCGGCACGCAGACCGCCGTGGGCTCGCTCCAGGACATGGTGCGCCAGGGTGCGCGCAAAGCCGTCGGACCGGCCTTTGATTTGCACGGGAAAAAGGACTGGCGGACCATATCGGACGAGGAACTCAAGAACGAATTTTTCAAGGACCTCGGCTGGAAGCAAACGGTCGAGGAACTCTCCCGCGGTGAGGGCGTCAAAAATCTCGTCAGCGAAGGCGTGCAGCTCAACCCGGAGAACATCAAGCTCCTCAGCTTGACGGACCCCATCACGCTCGTCGGCACGGGCGTCGGGCTCAAAGCGGTTTCTACCGGCGGGCGCATCCTTTTCACGGCAGCCAATCAAGCCGGCGCAGACGCGGCCCTGAGTTATCTCGGGCGCGCGGCCGGAACGGCAGCCGCGAAGACCGCCCAGGTTGTCGGGCAAGGTATCGAGGCCACCGGCCAGGGCATCAAGAACCTGCTCCCCAGCTCGGCGCATGGCATCGGCACGGGGGCGTTCCTGCACATGTTCGGCGTGCCCACCAAAGCCTTGGTCGCCGCGCGTCTGGCCGCACCGGTTATCAGCAAGACCGGACAATTCATTCGCGAAGTCGGCGAAGCCGGCGGCGCGGCCCCGGCCGGGCAACTCTCGCTCGGCCTGGAGTCCACGACCGGAGCCAAGGTCCTCAACGCGGCGAAGACCGCGGCAGCTTTTGTCAAACCGCCCGTGGTAGGCGCACTGGAAGGTGCAGCGACAACCGCTCCACTCGCGTTCGCCACCGATGAGCCCCAAGGCGGGCTGCTCGGTGTCGGCGCGGTGGGCGGAGCTGTTCACGGCGCGGTGACCGGCGTCAAGGGCGCAGTCGCTGAGGCCGGCGCGAAACGCTATTTCGACCCCGGGCAAATTAACTGGGAGAAAACGCCCTCGCCCGGTTACGAGGGCTTCCCGGCCCTGAACGCTGCACACGAGGCCGTCTCCGCCTCAACGCCGGAGAACGCGCGCAACATGGTGGACAGCCTGCGCGAGACGCTGCGCCCGTTCGGCAAGAAACTTTTCTTGGTGGATGATGCGTCTTACCAGAAGGCCATCGAACAGGACACCATCCGCGCCAACGGTGGCCAGCCGCTCACACCAGAGCAGCAAGCGGCCGTCGCGCAGGAAGCCCGCTCTCGCGGCGTGTCGAAAATCAACGTGGCCGACGACAAGGGGAACGTGGAGAGCGTGACCCTGGTGAAGTCGTCCGCGGACGCGCCGCACGAATTTTCCCACGTCCTGGAGTCCGTCATGGCGCCCGAGGCGCGGGAAGCCCTGCACGATGCCGTGCGCGAGGCCTACACGCCCGAGGAACTCGATGCGCTCAAGGCGCACTACGAACAGCAATTCGGCCGGCCGTTCACGCCCGAGGAAGTCCGCAGCGAGTTCATCGCGGACAACTGGGCGAACCTGCTTTACAACACCCCGATGGAATCCTTGGGGCTGCCTGAGGCGAAGACCACCTTCCGGCAAAAGTTTCTGGACGCCGCGGTGAGCATGGGCAATGCGCTCGGGCTCGACATGACCGCCGGCCGCAAGACGCCTGGGTTGAACCTGAAGCCGTCGTATAGCCTGCGCAAAGCGCTGGCCAACGCCACGGGGGAAATCCTGGCCGAACGCGACCAACGTGCCGCCCAGCAAGCCACCGCTGCCCCGCCCGTGCAGCCAGCCGAACCCGCACCGGCACCCGCCGCGCCCGTAGAGGTCCCGGTCAAGCCGGCCGCGGAACCGACCGCCCAGGGCGAACTTCCACTTTTTGAGCAGCCGTCGGCACCGGCCGAAGCCACGCCGCCCGCGTCCCCTCCCGCGCCGGCCCCGGCTGAAGCTACTCCGCCGGCTGCTCCTTCTGCTAAACGTGCCGCGGTCACGAACACGGGTATCCTCACGTCGTGGTCCAAGGGCAAGGACAACGAGGCTGCGGTGAACACCGTGGCCCAGGCCATGGACCAAGGCATCGGGGTCCGGATGGAACACGCCGGGGCGCCCAAGGTCACCTACGAACCGACCGAGCCCGAGCGCGCGGCCGAGGTCGAGGAAGGCCGCGGCTTGCCGCCCGACCAACGCGAGGTCCATACCGGGGAAAAGTTTTTGACGCGCGCGGAGCAGACCAAGACCGGCGAACCCCAGGTCATCGCCCGCAGCGTGGACAAGGTCGTCTCCAACATCGACCGCGCCGTGCAGTGGGGAAAAGCGGCCGGCGAGACCGTCCCGTGGGAGACCGATGCGAACGGCGCGCTGACCGCGGCAGGGCTCAACCAGCTTTTGGCGGACCAGCGCACCTACTGGGACAACCAGGACCGCGGCTTCCGCGGCGGTGGCGGCAAACTCGTGCGCCCCGAAGGCGTCAACGTCTCCATCCCGGCCGAAAAGGGCGAAGGAACGCAGTTGGGCACCGAGAAAGAGCAGTGGCTCAATCTGCTTCAGGGCAAAGATGTGGGACCGCCCCAGACCGCCCGCACCGTCAAGGGCCAGCTCCCGGCCAACATCAAGGCCCAGGAAATCCGCGCCGCGCAGGGCGACGTGTCTGAGCGCATCGCGCCGGGCACCAACATTCCTATTTACCCCGAGAAGGCGACCCAGGGACGGGGTCCGGTGGAAGTCAAAGAGACCAACCCGCTGCGCAATCGTCTCCGCGCCGCCGGCATGCCGGTGGGCGACCTGCACACGGTTGTGGAACGCCTCAACGCCGCAGACATCGTGAAGGCGGAACCCGCGCCGGAGCTGCAAGGCAAGGGCGGACAGACCGACATCGCGCGCGCTGGCTATCTGCCGGAAAAGCCCGTGGGCGAAACCGTCAAGGACGTCACGGATGCCACGCCCGAGCAGTGGCAGAAATTTTTCGGGCCGCAGGGCTCGCTCACGCGCTCCGCGTATGACCTCGGCCTCGGGCTCAAGGACCGGGCCGACCTGGACACGCTCATGGCTGCCCAGGATGCGGCATCCAAGACCGCACAAGCGACGATGGCCGAAGTCCGCGGCGGGAACTTCGATGCGTTGGACAAGGCATCGGCGGACGCGACCAAGGCACAATTTTTCCGTGAAGCCATCGAGGCCGCGACGGACAAGGGTTCCGCGGCTGGCGAGTCCGGCTGGCGTAAGTCGCACCCGGACGCAAAGCCGCCGTTCGCGGGAGGTGGGGAGCCCAAGGCGTTCCTGACGCCCGAGGCCCCGCCCGAAAAGGGGTCCTACGAATCGCTGCTTGGCGACATGCAGAACGCGGGGCTGGTTCGCGGCATGACACAGAAATTCGACTATGCCCAGGTCATGCGCCAGATGGACCAAGGCCTCACGACCGAGCAGTTTCGGAACATGCCCTACACCGACCAGAAGGTCGTTTACGACATCGCGGACTACATCGAAAAGAACCAACGCGCGCGTGGTCTGGCGAGCGAGTTCAAAGAGTTCAGCCCCCGCCACCAGGGCGTGCCCGCGACCGGCGTGGCCCCGAAAGAATTCACGTCGCTCGGAAAACGCGCGGCCGGCATTTACAACGACGAGCTGTCCAAGGAACTCGACACCGTTCCCAAGTCCGAATGGACTTCGCCGGAGACGGTGGCCAAGGTCGTGGAGAACATGCCCATCGAGCGTTTCCAGAAGGCCGGCGGAACGGATGCGGTGAAGCGAGTGTTGGCACGCCTCGGGACGGAAGACCTGGACACCATCTACTCGTCCATTCCGGCGTCGGAATGGCCCATCATTCAGAACGCCATCCGCAACTGGCACCAGAAAAACCATCCCGGCGACTTCGTTCCTTTCGACAAGGCAATGGAGCAGGTCCAGAACCGCCTCGCCGGCCGCTACGGGCCAGAGGTGGCGCAGAAGGCGATGGACCGCGGCAATGAGCTGGCCAAAAAGAAGGGCGGGTTTCTTTCCGAGACCGCGCTCGAACCAATCCGAAACGGAGAAAAGGACGGCGAGACCTTCAACGCGGATGGTTCGGTGTTCGTGCCGCCGACGGACGCGAAGCTGGACGTTGTCCCGCTGACCAGCATCAATCTGCCCGCGGACCAGTTCACCGCGGCCGGCGTAGCCAAGGCTTTAGAACCCTTCAAGGAGACGCTCAAGAACGAGAACATCAAGGCCGGCGTTTTCCGACTGGCCACGCCTGACGCCGAAGGCAAGCAGCAATATAGCGTGGACATCAACGCGCTGGTGGACCAGGAACACCGCGACAACTCCGCAGCGTTTGCCAAAGCGAACGGCCAGGAAGGCATCTACGACCTATCCGCGCAGGAGTCTGTGGCAACCGGCGGCAACGGTGAAGCTGTGCTGAAGTCTCCGGCCGAAGTGGCGAAGGCAGCGGAAGCGTTGGCTCGCGGCGAGAACCCGCTGACGCCCGGCGAGGCGGACGTGAAGCCGCTGGACGACCGGTGGCACGTCGTCTGGAAGCCCCGGGCCGAAGGCAAGACGACCCTCCGTCAAACGGTCCACGCTGCCAGTGCCGAAGAAGCCCAGCAAAAGGCCGGCGTGCCTGAAGGCGCGCACATCGTCAGCACGGAGCCGGTCTATGCCCCGGGCATGCGCCGCGCGGGTTATTTGCCCGCGCCGGCTGACTTCAAGGAGCCGGCCCCGAAGAAGCCGACCGTGGACGAAAAAGAATTGCACGATGGTGAAGTCGTTGGCGCCGCTTGGGTATTGCCGAACGGAAAATGGAAGTCCGTGGAGAGCGCGTATTACCACGACGACGCGGCAACTAAGATGTCGCAAATGACGGGCCTCGGCGAATCGCCGACGCTGGAATTCCAGCACCAGACGGGTTCCCTGCGTGTCACGAATGCAGACTCGCCCCGCGCGGTTGAAGAGTTTGGCAACTCGGCGATGAACGTGTCGTTCTCCCGCAAGCCGACCTCCGCACAGAAGAACGTAATCCTCAGTTCGCTCGACCAAGTGGCGCTGGAAGGCGAGCCCTATTACTCGATGTTCCACGCCGACGTGCATGACCTGAACGGCAATGTTCTCGCCTCCACGTCGCTGCCCTGGCCCGCGGACCGCGGTAAGGTCGCCCGCTTTTTGACGGACCCCTTTGGGGAAGAATTCTCGAAGGCCCCCGCGGTCAAAGTCGAGAACTACGGCGGAATGGATATCCTGGAGGGGACTAAGCAACAGCTCCGAGAAGCTATTTTCAGCCGCGACTTTGAAGAGAGTGTCCGAAAAGCGAAGCCGGAATATCTGACCGTCATTGAAGTGGATTCCCCCGCTAACAAAGAGCGGGTGGCCATGAAGGCTTTTCGCCGCATCGGCACCTACGATAGCATCGTTCGCCAGCTTCGAGAAAACGGAGCCCTGGACACCCTCAAGCCTGTCGAACGCGAAGAAGACTTTGGCGGACCCACGGAATCCGATGTGCGGCCCACCGGCGAACCACGCCAGTGGAAAGTGACCTGGAAACCCGGTGAGACGAGCAAGGATACCTTCAGTCAAACCATCGAGGGCGCCACCGCCGACGAGGCCGTCAAAAAGTTGGTTCTCAAGACGGGCAAACTTATCAGCGTGGACGAGGTGAAGCCCGGCGAGCGCGGGGGATATCTGCCGAAGAAGCGCGCGCCCAAAGAGGAAGAACCTAATCCCTACGAAAAATACAACGTGCCGGCGAGCCAGAAACCGAAGGGCGACAAGCCCACGGGCTGGGTGCTGCCGAACGGGGAGTATGTTCCGCTCGACACGGATTACCACCAGACGTGGCTCGGCGAGAACGCGGACCAGCTCAACAAACAGTTCGGCACCAGCTTCAGCGACACCGCGAACATTCAAGACCGGCAGGACGCCATCAATAAGGGCTTCATCCGCGCGCGCGAGTATAACGGCAACCTGACCGTCGAAGCGAACCAGAAATTTTTCAAGGGCAAAGCGAAACAGGCAATCGAAACCCTGCTCACGGACCACGCCGAAAATCTGGACCGTGCGCAAATCAATCTGCTCAACGACGACGGACAGGTAGTGGACCAAGTCGCCGCCCGGCTTTTCGATGCCGAAGACCCGCGTGGCGCGGCGATGGACATGCTCGACCGGGTGAAGCCCGAGGCCCAGGCCCGAAAGGGCGGTCCCTCTGGCATTCAAATCGCGCGCAGCCGCGGGGGCTACCTGCCCGAGAACATCCCGCCGCAGGGAACCCCCGGCTTCAACGACTACGCCGAGAGTTTGGTGGCAAAAGCCAAGTCGTTCCCCGAGGTGCTGGCGCCCGAGCTGCGCCGGGACAAGGCCGGCAACGTCCGCGCCGCGTGGGACGGGGAGCCCCTTTTCGCCGCGCAGGAGTGGGACCTTTTCAACACGCCGCTCGCGAAAAAGTCCGGGTCAGTGGATGCCTTCACGACGGACCTGTCGAAAAAGATGGAAGAGGAATACAATTCCATCAAGGACCGCCCCGAGCTGAAGGGCGCGGAGCAGTGGTATGAACTGTGCCGGACCAAACTGCGCGAGGTGCTGAAGACGCCCGAAGACATCAAACTTTTCGGCGAGCTGCTCGGGGCGACGTCCCCGCAGCAGAAGGTGGCCCCGAACTTTTCCGATGCGGTCGCCGCGTTCAATCAAATCAAGTCCGGCGCCTACGATGACATGGTCGCGAAGTATCGCGAGGGCAAAGCGAAGTTTGCCGCCAAGGACCCGGAAGCGATGGCGGACTTCCAAAAGGAAGCGAGTGCGTCAGCCGTGAAATCCGGACAGCTCAGTGACTTCCTGTATTGGTGGGCCGACAAGCACGACCTCGTGCCGAAAAAAGCGAACGGCGCGAAATACGGGATGAACTCGCGCGCGGTGATGAAGGTGCTGGACGGAACGTGGATGGAATCCGTTGAGGGTCCCAAGACGCCGTCGTTCACGGGCAACCTGATTGGTCTATGGTTCAAGGGAATCGTGGACAAGTGGGCGATGCGGACGATGACGCGCCTCAGCTCTGAGGGGCAGCCCTGGCGAATCATCCACCAAGCCGAGACGGGCATCTCGAACCCCGAATACTTCGCCGGCGAAAAGGCCTTCCAGGAAGCCGCGGACCGAATCGGCATCAAGCCCGACGCGCTCCAGGCAATCCTCTGGGTGAACGAGCAACGGCTCTGGGAGGAAAACGGCTGGGCACGCGCGGGTGCGCAGCACGGGGCCACCTACCAAGGGCTCTTGGAGCACACGACGAAGACCCCCGAGGGCAAGCTGGAGTTCACGCCGCCCAAGCCCCCGAAAAAGGTCAAGTCCAAGGTTGCGAAAATCGTCGAGTCGCAGTAAGTTGTAGGTGCCATGAAAGAAATTGCTGTCGAAGACTTTAACCTCACGCCCGACGAGATGAAGCTCGTCGTGTCCATGTTCCAGCGCCTGATGGTCCCGGACCACGAGCCGGTGGACCGGACGCCCGACTCCGGGGTTGACAAACCGGAGAAACCCCCCACTTCTACCTAAGCCATGCCCGTTTTACCGTCCGATGTCCAGCCCGTAGCCGACGCCGCCGCGCCGGCGCCTGTCGCCCCAGACGCCGCGCCCGCCCCCGCGGGCGCCCAGGAAGACCTGCCGGCCGAGTCTTCGCTGCCCGAGGAGGTCCTGAAGATTCCCGCCATGGCCGCGCTTTTGAATGGGTCGCCGCCGGCCACCTACGCGCCGCTCAAGTCGAAAATCCCTGAAATCAAGACACTTACCAAGCATGCCGAGGACCTGAAGAAGGCCGGCTTCGCCGCGTTCGAGTCCGAATCGTTGCCCGGGAACTTCGTGCTTTTCAACGGGTTAATCGTTAAGCCAGACGAGGTTATGCAGGCCGACAAGGCCGGCCAGCTCGATTCCATGGCCGTCCCGTTCGACCAGCTGACCAAGAGTTTCGAGAGCGCCCGCAAGGACGCCGTTCCCGCGGAAGCCGCCGGGGAGGGGGCGCCCGCAGCCCCAGCGCCCGCTGGGCAAGCCGCCGCCGCTCCGGTGCCTGTCGGTGCCCCCGCGCCGGCCGGTGCCCAGAAACGCCTCCTGAGCGCCCGGGTAGCAAATCTCATGCCAGGGTCGCCGACGAGCGGTGCTATGCCCGGCCGCGGCCGGGTCCTGAACGCGATTTCAAAGTCGGTGGTATAAAATGGCCCTGGCGTTCGCCAACACGTCCTTTTCTCTGGTCCAGGTCGGCACCGGCACGCGGATTTTTACCCTTCGGACCCCCCAGGACAAAATGTCGGTCTCGGCGGGCACCCGGATGCGAGCGATTGCGGCGGAAAATTCCCAGGTGACCATGGAAGGCCGCGTCGCCTCGCTGACTGGGATGGGGGTCACCACAGAGGTTGTCCTTACCCTAACCGTGGACCGGGTTGCGGGTGCCGGGTCATGGCGTGGTTGGCGATTCGAGATTTTGGATGGGGGCGGCGGGGGAAGCGGCACAACCGGTGCTCGCGGCCCCACGGGTCCAGCCGGCGAGATTGGCCCCACGGGTGCAGCCGGTGCGGATGGATTGGCCGGTCCCCCCGGTCCGGAAGGTCCGACCGGCCCGGCGGCTTCGGCCAGCTTGGCGGCGGCTTGGTTTTTGTCGAACTGTTGCTAAAATGAACGTCCTAATTCTCGATTCGATTCTCAAAAGCATCACCGTGCAGATGTCCGGCGCAGCCGCGACTACGGACCCCGATTGGACGTCACACTGGTCCGACGACACGGGGACTTCGTTCACCGAAGGCTCCGAAGACGGCACGTTGAACGGCGTCACGCCGGTCACCGTGGTTTCTGCCCCGGCACTGGATGCCCGGCGCATCGTCAAGGAAATCACGATTCAAAATCGCGACACCGCGTCCGTCACGCTGACCATCACTTACGTGGACGGCCTGGACCTGCGGGTCCTGCAAAAAGTGGTCCTCGGTCCGGACGAACTTTTCACCTTTTGCGGCACCTTCGATTCGATGGGCAACACGCGGAGCGTGGGCTCTACGGGTCCCACTGGCCCAACGGGTCCAACAGGGCCAACGGGCGCGACGGGCGCCGGGGCACCAGGGATTGACGGCATGGACGGCGTGACGGGGCCACCCGGCCCGACGGGCGTCACGGGGCCTACCGGCCCGACTGGAGCGAGCGGCCCAACGGGAGCCACGGGCGCGAGCGGCCCAACCGGCCCGACTGGCCCGACCGGCCCGACCGGGGCCACTGGAGCGTCCGGTGACACCGGCGCCAGCGGACCGACCGGCCCGACCGGACCCACCGGTCCAACGGGGCCGACGGGCGAAAACGGAACGGACGGCCTGGACGGTGCAACCGGAGCGAGCGGCCCGACGGGTCCCACTGGCCCGACTGGCCCTACCGGAGCGACGGGCGCCACGGGAGCGACCGGAGCGACGGGGGCCACCGGGCCTACTGGCCCCACGGGTCCAACGGGCGATTCTGGAGCCACGGGTCCTACTGGCCCGACAGGCGCCACGGGGGCAACCGGTCCAACGGGAGCAACCGGGGCCACAGGAGCAACCGGTCCAACTGGCGGCACGGGTGCAAGTGGTCCGACGGGTCCGACCGGCGACAACGGGGTGGACGGCCTGGACGGCGTGCGGGGTCCCACAGGGCCGACCGGCGGCACTGGTGCGCAGGGAGACAAGGGAGGTCTCAAATATCGTTTCAGCACCACGACCACGGACTCCGACCCGGGAGCCGGCTCGTTCCGCTACAACAACGCGACCATCGCGTCGGTGACCCAGATTTTCATCAGCACGCAAGACCAGTATGGAAACGACTGGACCACCTACATTGATTCCTGGGACGACAGCACCAGCACGGTGAAAGGGTTCCTAGAAATCAAGAGCCAGGGAAATTCTGACATCACCGTCAACGTCTGGCAAATCGCGAGCGTCACCACGGCGACCGGCTACCGAAAAATCGGCGTGACCTACATCGGCGGCGCGTTGCCGGATGACCAGGAGATTTGTTTGATAAACTTCAGCCGCACGGGTGACGCTGGAGCGACCGGCCCGACCGGCGCCACAGGCGCGACGGGTCCCACGGGGCCTACCGGCCCGACGGGTCCCACGGGAACGACCGGACCAACTGGCCCAACCGGAGCAAGCGGCACGACGACCAACGTGCAGGTGTTCACGGGCAACGGGACGTGGACCATGCCAACCGGCGCGAAGGCCGTGTGGGTTGTTGCCGTTGGCGCCGGCGGTGGCGGCGGTGGCGGACGGTCACTCAGTGGCGCGACCGGCAAACGCGCGGGCGGCGGTGGCGGCGGTGGCGGCGCGCGCGTAGAAAAGTATTTCGATGCAACCGACCTGCCTACGGGCGGAGTGGCCATCACGGTCGGCACCGGGGCAACCGGTGGTGCCGGTGGCAGCCAGAGCGCTGGCACCACCGCATCCGCCGGCACAAACTCAACCTTCGGCACCTTTGTTCTTGCCGGCGGTGGCGGCGGTGGAATGAGTGGCGGCACCGGCGCGGGTGGTGGCGGCGGTGGCGGCGGTGGCTCGGCCGGTTCCGGCGCGGCCGGAACGGGCGGCGGGTCCTCCGGGGGTCCACCCGGCTCTGGTGCGTTGGCGCTGACTATTGCCGGCCAGGGCGCTGGGGGCGGTTCCTCCGGCGGTGGCGGCGGCAATGCTGAATACGGCGGGGCTGGTGGTGCGGGGTCCCAAACTGGCGCACCGGGCCTCAACGGCGGCAGCTCCATGTATGGCGCGGGTGCCGGCGGCGGGGGCGGCGCCGTGGACACTGGAGCAGCCGCGACCACGGGCGGCACCGGTGGAATCTGCAATTCCTACTCGACCGGCGGCGGAGCGTCTGGCGGCACGGCTCCCGGCGGCACCGGCACGAACGGCGCGGACGGTGGCACGGGAAAACTTTGCGGTGGCGGCGGTGGCGGCGGTGGAGCCGGCACAGGAGCCAACACCGGAGCAAACGGCGGCAACGGCGGCTTCCCCGGTGGTGGGGGAGGCGGCGGTGGCGGCGCATCAAGCGGCGCAGCGGGCACTGGCGGGTCCGGTGGCGGCGGGCGCATCACGGTCATCACCACTTTCTAAAAACTTATGGCGACATACACTCCAAAAGAACTCCGCGCTCCGACCGCCATCACGGCGTCTTACGCGACGGTTTACACGGCGACCGCAGTAACGGGCATCATGCGGACTTACGTATTCAACGTGCTCACCACGACTCACAACGCTTTCCTCTCGCGCGAAGCGGGCGGCGAAGGCACCGTGATTGTGGAAAATCAAGTCATCACGCCCGGCGTGCCGCTCACGGCAAACGGTTGGTGGGTCATCCCGAGTGCGGGTATCCTCCAGGTCAAAGCGGATTCCATCGCGACCAACGTGCCGAACTTCGGTGCGTGGGGCTATGAGTTCGCCTAAGCCGCCATTCCAAAGTTACACGCGCGTCGTGCCGGGGTCACACCTCGTCACGCGCGGCGTGTATCTCTACGAATGCCCGGTGTGCCGGAAACGGTTTCGCTACGACGACCCGTATGAACCCGTCTGCACCGGGCCGAGCGAAAATCGGGACGAGCACGCCCCGACGGTGATGAAGCTGTTGCGGAAAGAGCCCGCGCTGACCTTCAGTAGCGCGGTAACTCCACGCTGAAGCCCAGCAAGCGAACCCCGTATTCCCACCGATGGAAGCCCCAACACTTCCACCGCCGGTCTCGCGCCGGGTCCCGGTCGAAGAAATGCCGGGGACAACAGTATTCGAACACGAACCACCCCAATTGTGCCCGCCACGCGGGACCGTATTTTGCGTTTGGTCTGTAGGTCATAAAGTGTTCCAGCCCGCTCCCCAGCGGGTCATAAGGCGCTCGAAATAGCGCTGATAGTCGTGGCAGAGGTTCCACATGGAATACTTGCGCGCGGCGCGTATGGCGATGCGTTCCCGGCTGAGCGTCTCCACCTTTTTCGTTGCCTCCACGAATTCCTTCAGGTAGGAACACCGAAAGCCGGACACGCCTTGCTCCACCGTCTCGGTGAAGCCGCCCCAGTCGGTTGAGATGACCGGCGTGCCGCACATCTGGGCCTCCACCGCGACGCAGTTGAAGGGCTCCAGGTAGATGGTCGGCGTGAAAACGGCCCGCGCTTTGGACATGACCTCGTTGCGAGTTTTCCAGTCCACCGCACCGAGATACTCGTGCCCTCCAGTGATTAGCCGGCGGTCGCCGCCGTGGCCGATGATTTTCAGCTTCACGCCAGCAGCCGTGGCGGCTTGGCACGCGATGCAAAGGCCCTTGCGTTCAATGAGCCGGCCCACGAAAAGGAAATAGTCCTCCGGGTTGGGACGGAACTTGAAGTGGTCCGGGTCGAACGGCAGCGGGATAACCGTGTCATAGAAACGGCCGTCCACGACGTTTTGCTGCCCGTAGATTTTGTGCATGTGCGCGTAGGACTCGAACACACGGTGATTGCAGAAGTTACCCTCGTAGCCGATGCTCCACTCCACGTCCAACAGTTCCGGGTTGAACTGAAACACCGGCCGCTGTGACGAGCCCCCGATGGTGAGCAGCAGGTCCCGCGGTTGCTTGCGCGAGGACACCTCAGCCGAGGCGATGGCGTTGCTGAGCTGCCACAGCGGGTAGCGCTCGTCCATTATGGCGTGCTGATATTCGAACCCTTTGCAGAGGGCGGTGCGGTCGCGCTCGGAAATGATTTGCACGAACTCGTTGCATGGCGCGTTGGACTTCTCGGCCCCGTAGAGGATGACATGATGTCCCATGTGGAACATCATCTGCGCGAACCTATACGTCGCCGCGGCGAAGCCGTCGAGCGAGTAGTCCAGGTTGACGGGCGCGTTAGGAAGACCCAGCAGGTGGAGTCTTAGCTTCGACGACGAGGAGCCAGTTTTTACAGACGCAGTCACAGGGTAATAGGATTCCGCCCAAGGCGGGGTCACAGGTGGCGACGGGCGAGCAGCCCTCGCGTTTCAACAGGTGGGTGGCTTCGCGATGGTGCGTGCGGCACCACCACGTCCAGCCGGTCGTGTTTTTCTCGTAGGTCGGGTTCATAGCGGACGCAGCCATAGCGAGATGAAAAGTCTCCAGACCTGGAACGACCAACGGCGGCGAGCCGGGCAAAACTCCAGGCGGAACCAGCGGGTGCCGCTGTAGTATTTGTGCCAGGACCAGAAAAGTTTCATTGGCGTTTTCGTTTGGCTTCCAGCTTTTCCAGCCGCTCGCGATGGCGATTCGACTCGGCCCATAAAGCGTTAAGCCGTCCGGAAGTATAGTCATAGGTCGGGTAGTCCCAACCTTCGCGCGTGAGTCGGTCGATTTGTCGTTGCAGGCGGGCATTCTGAACGGCCTGAACTATCGCGACGGCCATGATGGCGGCAGCTAAAATTAACATGTGCCCTCCCGCTTCTCCTCGCCGGCCTTCTCGGGGAACTTGCCGCGCGTGAGGATGTCCAAGAACGGCGAGGTCTTCTCCAGGGCCTTGGCTATCTGGTCAGCGAAGCGCTCCTGCTCCAGCGTCATCGGCTTCGGCCGGCCGTCGTCGAACGGCGCGTCGCCGTAGATTTCCACGTAAGGCTTCCCTTCAGGATTTGCGTGGACGATTACCCGGTCCACGGCATAGCGCTCGTCGGCATTGAAGCTGACGGGCAAGTCGCCACCGCCGCGGCGCTGGAAGTCCAGCAGGATGTCGATGAACTGGTCGAGGGTTAGGGGAGGATATTTCATGGGTAAAGGGCTTGGTAAACTTCCTGGCGCTCGTCTTCCGTAAGGGTGAGGAGAAACTCCGCCAGCTTCACGCCCGGCTTGTCGTTCCGGTCCGCCGCCCACTCCAGACAGAACCGGACGTGGTCCACTTCAATGTTCCCGTCATCCAGGACGATGTGCAGCGAACCTCCAGCCCCGTTGCCCGGCATGTTGTAGTAGGCGCGGGACAGCTTGATTGCTTTTTCGACTTTGGCGTTCATCGGTAGTCCTGACAGCATTGGGATTGGAAAACGTCGAGCAGCTGCTCGTTCGTTAGGGGGGTGAGGTATTCTTCGATGGAGATGTCGCCGGCACGCAGGTAGCGCAACCGAAGCACTCCCTTGTGCGACTCCGCGAGCGTGTCTGCGTCGTAGGCCACTTCATCCAGCGGGCGATGCTTGCGCGTGTAGCGGGCCACTACCGCGTCGAAAACGACTCGTCGCATGTCAGTCATCGGAACAGTTCCTCCAGCTTGTGCGGCTCGACCCGCTTCATTTGTTCATCGGTCATCCACAGCATCGTGTCGTGGGTCCCGTCAATGTGGCGCACGCAACCAAGGTCCGTCGTGCCGGCGACCGGCCGCGCGCCCATTCGGTTGTTATCCATGTAGTAGAACTTGTCGCCCTGCTTGAAAAGCACCGCGGCGTGATATCCGTGGCCCACGCCAAAGCGCGACCAGCAAAAGGTGATGCGCACTGCCGGGATGCCCTTCGCTTTCAGCATCGCGACGGCCGACTTGCTGAAGGGGTTGCAATGGTTCTCCACCATGTAGTCGGGCAGCACGCGGAAGTCGGGCAGCGGTGCGCTGAGGGCGGTCCAGGCGAGCGCGACGCAGGCGAGCCAAATTAGGACGAGGTGTTTCATAAATCTCGGGGGCCGTCCGTGGCCCCAAGGCGAAGGTTAGTTGCTGTGACCGGGGTTGTTCACGAGCCCGGGAGGCCCGCCAGCCGAGCCACCGGCTCCGCCCGCGCCACCGTTGCCACCCGTGGCGTTGCCGCCGGCAGCCGTCGCGCCGCTGGTCGAGGTAGCCGCCGCGTTGCCGCTGCCGCTCTGGGTCACGCGCGTGGAGTCCGGCTTGAGCAGATACGCACCGGCCGCGATGGACGCCGGCTGGGCGACGCTCTGCAACACGCCAGGACCGCCAGCGTGATTGATGACGCCTTCGATGGTGCCGGGCTTGGCGGGGTCATACGCGATGACCGTCGTCGTGCTTGGACAGAAGATGCCCACCGTTTTCACGCGGACCAGCTTCAAGCCGTTCACTTCGCCGATGATTTTCGTGCCCGCCGTGGCCGAGGGGATAACCGCTGCAAGTCCGAGCAGCGCCAGTAGTGCGATGATGTGTCTCATGTGTCTGTAGGTTACAACAGGGGGTTCGTCCTGTCAAATTAGGGAAGGTCGTAGGGCCGCTCGGCTTCTACCTTCGCGAACTTCAGGGAAATGCTGTAGCTCGCGGTTTGCCCGTATTTAGGGTGCATCAAGAAGAAGGTCTGCGTGGGGTCCACCGGCGAAAAGTTTTCCGCCAGCGCATAGCCGTCGATGCCGGGGAACCCCCCGTTGACAATGAAGCGGCCCTTGGCGTGCGGCAAAACAATGTCCCGGTGCAGGTGCCCGCACAGATAGTAGTCGGGCGATTGCTGCCCGTGCTTGGCGAAGAGTTGCGCGCGCCCCGAAATGTGGCGCCCCACTGCGTGGTTCGGGATGCCCAGCGCACGGTCCCCGCCGCGCAGCGTGTCGCCGTGGAGCAGCTCGAACCCGAAGCCCTGCACCTTGAACAACGCCGTCGGCTGCCGGTTCAGGGTCCAGTGAACGTTTTCGAGCCGTTCGGTCAGCGCCCGCGTGTAGCTCAGGCAAAACTGGTCGAGGTTGCTGTAGCGGTTTTCCGTCGGCATGCGCTTTTGGTTCGCGAACCGCGGATGGTTGCCGACCGTGCCGAAGACCCGGACCTGCGGGAACAGCGGCGCGAGATTGCGAAGGAACTGCGCGAAGGCGTGGCCGGCGGCATACGTCTGGTCGAACAGCGTCATTTTCTGCGCGGCCTCGGCGCCGTGGTTCAACGCACCGTGGATGAGGTCGCCCCCGAAACAGACGACCAGCTCGTCCACGACGGTGGTCGTGTGCCGCGTGACGATGGACGTGATGGCGGACTCCACGGTCTTGAGGCGCGCCAGGAAAATTTCCAGGTCGTAGCCGCCAAAACCTAAAGTTTGGTCTGGCGTAATAACCTGCCCGACGTGCGTGTCGCTCAGCAGCAGCACCGCGGACTGCGCGCAGTCGCTGTGGGATTGCTTGCTCGGTATCTGCGCCGGGCACGGGTCATACGAAGTGGGGGCCACCTCTTTGGCCAGCTCCACGAGCTGCTCGGAGATGGAAGCCTGGGTGACGGCCTGCTCGTATTTCTTTTCGAGGACCTGATACTCACGCTTCCAGAATTCGCCGGACTTGGCTTCCTTGTCCTGCTCGAACGTGGTCGGCTGCTTGGGCGCCTGGGGAAAAGGTTCCGCGGTCTTGAAGTCGGGATGCACCTGGGTGCGGAACTTCACGCTAAACGGAGCGAACCGCTGGCGAGCGCGCCGGATGGCGGGCTCAGTCACCTGGAAAATTGAGGCGAGCAACGTGTCGCTCGCGCCCGCCTTCACGCAGTCGCGAAACTGTTCGATTTGCTTGTGGGTCCACTTCATTTGTCGTTCTTCTTGTTTTTGGGTTGGGGCTGTTGCTCGACCTCGATTTGGTATTGGTCGTTGGCCAGCCGTTTAAAAGCGAGGTCGAAGTCGTAGAGCGCGGCCTCGGGCGTGAAGCCGCGGCCGACGATGTGTGCGGCCGGCGTGGCCGGGTCGCCGTGGATGGCGAGGAACATCCCGCCGTGATGCACGACCAGGGGCTTGAGTTGCGCGTGCGGCAGCAGCGCGTTCTCCGCCAGCTTGGTCTGCGCAGCGAGGAGCCCCTGTTGGGCTTGCTGGGTCTTGACGATTTCCTTGTTCAGGTCCGTCACCTTGTCCAGGCTCCAACGCGATGCGTCCGACAGGATGTTGTTCAGCTGCTCGCAGGCCTTGCCGAAGGTCACCGTCGCCGCCGCCAGGGCGCCGCCGTCCAGCTCCGGGTGCGGGTTCTCGGAGTCGAAGGCGCGGTGCGGGGCAAGCAGGTAAACCTGAAGCGCGTTGGTGACGTGCAGGAGGGTCGTGATTTGTTCCGCGTTGACGCGCTCGCGGCCCGGGACCAGCATCTGGTAGTCGTTGCTCATTCCTAGTTAAGGTGTGCCAATTTCCGGTTTCGTCAAGGTCGCTTCTGCCCAATGCAGTAGATGCCACGCGTCGATGGCGTTGTCATCTAGCGCCGCGAACCGCGGATTCAGGCCCACCTTTTCATAGTAGGCCAGCGCCATCGCATCCTTGTCCGCCGCCCCGCTGCCGGTCGCGAACTTTTTCAAGGTCTGCACCGGGCAGCAAAAGGTCGGGATGCTGAAGTCGTGTGCAAAAAGCCAAAGCACGGCGCGGAAGCCGGCCCAGAGGTGGGCCTGCGCTTGGGACCGCACGAACTTCACGTCCTCATAAACCAACGCATCCACGTCGGTGTTGTCCCGCAGGCGCTGCCGGAAAAGAATGAGCCGCGGGTCGATGACGCAGCAGTCCGCGCCCTTCTTTTTCGGCGGCAATGACCAAGTGCCAGACACTACTTTCCCGTCCAGGCGGCGCGCCCAGCCGGTGTTCGTCCCGAGGTCTAGCGCAAGGATGTTCATTCTTTGTCCCTCTCACACCAGACCATGTGGTCCCCCGGCGAGGCGATGCAGGCCCCGCAGTCCGGGCACACGGGTATCTCGCCACACTTCTTGCAGACGTAGCCCCAGACGAAACGCTGGATGCCGACCTCGTTGTCCACCTCGTCGCAGCACACCTCCACGTCGGTCAGCCCGCACACGGGGCACTTGACGGACTCGCTCATACTTCCCCCTGTGCGTTCACGCCGGCACGCTTGAAGGCCCGGGCCAGCTTGGCGATGGCCACGTCGTGGATTTGTCGAATGCGCTCGCGCGTGATGTCGAACGTGTCCGCGATTTCCCGCATGTTCAGTCCCTGCTCGTAGTGCATGCGCAGGATTTTCGCTTCCTTGGCGTTGAGCACGGACTTGGATTCCTCCAGGCACTTCAACACCAGCTCGCGGCTGTCGCCCTCGTTGTCCGGCATGACGACGCCGCAGTCGGGGTCGAGCATCGCGACGTTGTCCTCGGTCACGTCCGGAAAATTGCCGTGGTAGTCCACGATGTCCTTGGAGCGCCAGAGCGTGGCGATTTCGGACCGGATGTAGGGCTTCGCGTAGCACGAGAAACGTTTCCCGCGCTTGTGGTCAAACGCCTCGAACGCCTTCATCAGGCCGAAATTCGCGGCGCTGACGACCTCGTTGTCGGGCAGCTTGCCCTTCACGATTCGCCTCGCGTAAGTCGCCGCGAAAAGCAGATGGTTGGTGATGATGTAGTCGCGCGCGGCGTTCACCTCGGTCGCCGTATATCGACCGCCGCGGGCGACGGTGAACAGGCGTGTCTCTTCTTCGGCAGAGAGGAGGGTGAACTTCAGGTCCGTCCCGGGGGCGTAGTAGCTTTGGTTGTCGCTCATATTGAAATAGTGGGGGTGCAAGGGCATCCAGTTACCGAAGCGGGAGAGGTATTCCTCGCCGCGTTTGGTGTCTTGATGGTGCGCGTAGCCCACGACTAGGTTCTTCATTGTTTTTCGTAGGGGTTGTTGGGGGTCTGCTTGATTGTCTTGGCGACCGGTCCCTTCGGGTAACGGTTGCCCCGGCAAATTCGGAACGTGCGGCGGAACTCGCCGCCCAGGATTTCGATGTCGAAACCTTTTTGCGCCAGCTCAGGGAGCGTCTTGCTCAGCGTGTCCGCCGTCGTGCGGCCCATGGCCTCGCGCATCTGGCAGTCGATGGCCATCGATTGGTAGAGCTGGTAGGCGGTGCCTTCCCAGCAGTCGTGCTCAGGGTGCTTCTCGACAAAATACTGGCGCATCCACTCGTCCACCTGCTCGCCGATGCTGGCGCTCAGCGACGATTGGTTGGCCTCGATGACCAAAGACGTGTCGTGGTAATGAATGGGGCCGAAGCGCTTTTCCGTGCCCATGCGGTGCGCCGGGATTTCGTAGTCCAACAGGAACTTCCCGAAGTAGGGCAGTTCCTGGACCAGCGTGCGGGCGATTTCCTCGCGCGCAGGAAAAACGAACCCGTCCGTCCGGAGGACCGTGCAGCAGTAAAGGTTCAGCTTGTCCATGTTCGACATGCCCAGCTCCGGCAAGTGCCGCAGGCTGGCCGCGTCGTTGTTGAGCGACACCCAGATTCGGCCGGCCCAGTCGAGCAGCCCGGCCGCGCGGAACTTCTCGTTGGAACGGAACGCTTGATTGGCACAGCATCTTTTCAGCATCTCAGTGTAGATACGATGCGAGCGCGCGTCAAGCCCCATTGTGTTGTCGTCGATGGCCCAATTGAAGACCTCGAACAACTCGCTGTTGAACTGGTCGCGGCCCATCATCCAGTCCTGGCACTCCGCGTAGCCATTGAACAGCGCGCCGATGATGTAGCGCGTGTTGAGCGTTTTTCCGCAGCTCGGCGGACCGACGAAGACGGACACTTGCCCGGGCTGCGGGGCGCGATTGAACGCGCAGCGAAACGCATACGACAGGTGCGACAGATACGCCGTGAGCGCGGCTTCGGAAGTCAGCCAGCCGTCGTAAAACTTGGCGATGAAGGGGAACTTGTCGCCCCACTTCTGGGTGCCCGGTGCCGGGGTCAGCACGTCGCGGTTGTGGATGTTGAGAAATGTTTTGCCGTAACGTTCCATGATGCCTTTGGGGTAGAAGGAGAAACTCCCGGCCGACGTGATGTGGCCTTTGTTTTGGATGAAGGAGATGGCCTCGTCCACGGGCGAAGCGTTGCGGCCCTTGGGCCGGCGGTCGGAGAGCCCGCGCTCGCAGCGCAGGTGACGCGACAGGTCGTCCGCGCCGCCGAACAGCCACTTGCCCTCAGACTGTTTTCGGATGAACTGCCGGCCGTCGTAGTAGATGCCCTCGACCGCGTTGCCCAGCAGCTTCAGCTGATACTCGGCCACGAACTGCGCGCCGAAAAAGTCGGCCCAGGTCATAAACGGCTTGTGTGAGGCGTGGTCCGCAAAGGACCGGATACCGTGGTCGTTCACGATTGCCGAATTCGGGCTCGTCGATTCCGGTTCCCAGAAGGTCGGCCCCTGCGCATCCTTCTTGAACTCCGATTTCCACTCAGTCACGAACCGAGGAAACATTTCGCGCAGCTTCGCCTCGACCACGTCGAGCGGGATTTTCACCGCGTCCTTGGTATCCGCCCAGTTGAATTTTTTGGAGATGGCCATTTGCCAGCCAATGAGCAGGTCCGCCGGAATGGGGGTGTCGTGAATTTTTTCCCAGCGACAACCGTTAGTGTAGTATTGCGTGCCACGCGAGACGGCGCCCTCATCAATTCCCGGACACTGGCGATACGGCAGCAGCTCATGCAGATGCTCAAGGACGAACTTTGCGAAAGTCATGTCGCCGAGAAAACCGATGGGCACCGCGAACAGCCAGACGAGCCGGAAGTGGCCGGAAAAAGTGGTCTCGATATAGTTCGGCTTGCGGTCGCCCATTCGCTCCAGCGCGCCGTCCAGCTCGGGCCGCGTCAGCTTCACGTCCACGTCGATGGCCGCGGCGCGTGCGTCGTGTGGCGGATTCTCTTTGCTGATGCGCAGGTTCGGGTTGGACCCCTGGTAGCACGAATACATTTGATGCACCGTGCCGGGGCGATTGGCCCAGGTGTCTCGGACCGTCTTATCCGAGAAGGCCTCCGGGGGAACCGCTCCCAGATTTTCCGGACCGAATTCCCACGGGACACAGGTGGTGACCTCGTGCGAGCTGAGGTTGCGCAGGCAGAAAAGTTTCATTTGCAGTAGCAGGGGACTTCCTTGGCTTCGGCGGCGAGAGGGCAGCCGCGCAGCCAGGGCGGGCATACCGACATTGTGTCTTGCACCTGCTCGGCGGTGATGTGGTCCTCGCATTCACAAACTGCCTCGTCGTGGCAGGTGAACAGGATACGAATGCCCGGCGTCTTGTCGAGCAAAAGCATGTGGAACCCGAACACGTCGCGCGCGGTGGCCTGCACCAAGTTTTCGCACAGCAGCCCGCCGTAGAAAACGCTGCGCACACCGCCCACGTCGGCGGTATAGACCAGCTTGCGCTTCATGCCGCCCGTGGCCTCGCCGCTCTCGTCCGTCTCGGGCACCAGCCGCCATTCGGACCGCACGTCCCGATAAACCATGAAGCGGCCGGAGGGCAGCTGCATGCGGAAGTCGCCGCCGCAGGCGTTCCGGAAGCCCTCGTCAAGCTGCCGCCAGAGGTTCACGATGCCAGGGTTCGAGTCGCGAAAGTCTTTCACGATGCGCCGGGAATTCTTGCCGTAGCCGGACACCATCTTCGGCGTGCCGTCGGCGTTCCAACATAGTTCCCCGTCGCGGGTCAGCTTTTGCTCGGTCTCCGGGTCGCCCTTGGTGATGTCCAGGCCAGCCATCGTTTTGGCCATCGTGATGAACTTCAGCCAGCCGGCGCCGTAGCCCAGCCCGAGGACACGGACTTTGGCCAGCGAATAAATGTTGGCGGACTCTTTTTTCAGGTCGCCCAGGACCCAGTCCGTGTGTGACGGGGTCCACTCCATGGATGCCTTGGCGTGCGCGACATACGGCGAGTCGCCGGCTGCCATCGCGTCCAGGGCCACCTTGTCGTTGACCAGCCACGCCAGCACGCGCGGCTCGATTTGCGCGAGGTCGGAGACGATTAGTTTCATGGGCGGGCGATGATTAACTTGCGGATGTCGAGGACAGTGGCCGCAGCTTTTTTGTCCTCGGTAAGCGCGCCGGCGGCGGTGACGAACAGGGGCACCTTGCGGAAGTTTTGAAAATTCAGGCCGGCGTCGCCGGACCAGCGGCCAGTATGCGCGCCAAAATACTTCAGGCCGAAGGGCATCGTGCCGTCCTCACGCACGCGGATTTTGAAGGTCTTCAGCGTGGCCAGCAGCTTATTGACCTGCCGCCAGTCGCCCACAGCTTTTATCCACGGGTGCGCGGGAGAATACTGCGCCTCCCAGGCATCGAACGCGTCCACGCCGTCCCGGGACTTCACCGGCGGGCAGGGGATGTTGCACTTGCGGCATTCCTCGGCCATGGCCTTGGGCGACGTGGGCGGCGCGCCGCGGGACGTCCAGGGCAGCGCGTATTGGCAAGTGATGACCAGCGTCTCGGCCACGCGGATGTATTCGTTCAGCAGCTCGACATCGATTTGCACGCCGCGCAGGCACTGGTCGATGGTGATACGGGACAGCTCGCGCTCCGACTCCGGCCACTCCGCGCCGAACTTGTCCCAGAGCGTCCAGCACCGAAAAGCATCGCCGCGCCCGTAGTCGAGCATGCGGTCCCAGCCCAGCTTGTCGGCCTTCAGCTCCTCGGACGTTTTGCCGTTGGCCTCGCTGCGGGTGGACTTGTCCACCGTGATGTCGAGCAGGAACGCACACGCGTCATCCAGCGCGCGCCGATTGCAGAGGTAGGACGAGAGGTTCGCCGTGCAGTGCCACGCCTTGATGCGCTTCAGCGGCGCCATGCCACGCCGGACCATCTCGTTGTAAACGGTCTGGTCGAACGCGGCGTTGTGCGCCACGACGGTCATCCCGTCCAGCATGTCCCAGTTGAAATTTTTTGGTGGGCCGGCCCAGGAATTCGCGCCGTCACTCACCGACAACAAGTAGGGGTCGAAACGCTCGTCTCGGACGTAGCGCTCGGCCCCCAGGTGCTGTATGTCATACTTCAGCTTCGTGTCGTAATAGGTCTCGTAGTCGAAGCCGAGGTGCGTTATCATCACTTATCCCAGTGTGGAGTTTCCCGAAAATGTCAACCCCCTCAAAGTGTCTGGCCGCACGTTGGCGTGCCTTGCACTTTGTTTGCGATGATTTTTCGGATGGCCGCTTCCAGGCGCGCGTGCGCCCGTTCGCTCGCGAAGCCCGTCACCAGCCGCAGGCGCTCGACCGGTTCGGTGCCCCCGAAAATGGCCGTCTTCTGCGGGTCCTTCGGCAGCGGGTGCAGCGGCTCGCCGACCTTCGTTTCGATTTGCCGTATCAAACAGTCCACGGCCGTTTCGATGTCCGTCAGGAAGTCCTCGCTAACGCGCTTGAATTTGCCGGCGCGATTGGCTTTGGAGCACACCAGCGCGTAGTCCCGGACGTTGGACTTCACTGTGAAGGCGTCGCTCACGACGGCCTCCACAGGAGGATGACGAAGATGAAACAAGCCGCCGCCAGGGCGACCTGATTGACTGCCCAGAGCACGAGGCCCAGGCCGATAAGCACGCCCACTGCAACGCGCGCGACGTTCATTGGTCACCTCCGCAGGAGCAGTCGCAGGAAGACCCGCCGCAGTCCGGGGTGTCCGATGACGGCGAGGGCGATTCGAGCGGCACGTCGGTGGACGGCATGGCTGCCGGCGGGATGGCGGTCTCGCAGTAGGGGCAGGCTGGCGGGGTAGATTCGGCCAGCATCGCAGCGACCGCGGCAGACGCGGCGACCGTGAGGCAGTCGCTGGTGTCGTCCACGGCAACCACAGGCGCGGTGCGGTAGCCTCCCGCGTAGTGCGGACCGGTTGACCAACCATAAGGGCGCGGACCGGGACCGGTCGGTTTGGGGCCGGTCGCGGCGAAGTGCGCCTCGTTCTGTTCAGGCGTTGTGCCGCCTTCAGTTTCCCATTGCGCGTATTCAATGGGGTCCGGCTCGGGCGAGGTGTCCATCAGCCAGCGCTTGAATTTTTGAAAAATGTTCATCGGAGTCCAGGGGTTTTGCGGCCACCACTTGCGGCGACCTTGGGTTTGTTGTCTTTGGGCCGACAGGCCTCTTCCCCAAACGGCGCCATGCCGGCGGGAAAAGTGTCGCGACCGCGCTTGTAGCGGGCGTAGGCCTTCAGGCGGGCCGCGTTCTTGCGGAGGGTGTTCTTATTCGCCACGTTCGTTCCTTTTGTTTTCAGCGCGGCTGTAGCGCCGTGCCGAGGGTTTCACTTTGGTGACCGGGGACATCGTGCCCCAGGTTCGTCGAATCTTTGGTTTGCGGGCTTTCTTCACGCCCGCAGTCTAGCACGCCGCCGTCCTCCTGTCAAATCCGGACACGAAAAAGCGGGCCGAGGGGAAGAACGTGAACCCCCGGCCCGCCCGTGGCGAGCGGCGCTTTACTGCGCGCCGATGATTGCTTTGATGAACTCTTGGAAGAGGTCACCATTCTTCGTCGAGGCGCGGAGCTTCGGTTCGAAGTAGTAGTTGTCGTCCTTGGACTGCTTGGTCGTGGTCAGCGTCCAGGAGTGCGTGAGGTATCCCTTCCGAAGGGAACCGATTTTCTTCTGCGTGCGGATGGCCTTGGCACCCTTGGTGTAGGCCGAGCCCTTCATGCCCCAGAGCGCGAGCGTGAAGTAGCGCGAAGGCTGCCCCTCGACCTCGAACACATACGGGAAGTCCAGCTGGTCTGGGTCCGCGTAGAAGTCCGGCTTCTCCACGAGGAGCAGGGCAGTAGCCAAGGTCTGGAAGTAGCGCAGCGGGCTCCCGCTGTTCTTCGAGGCGTCCCATTCCTTCCAGCTCAGCGTGCCGTTGTGCTTGACCACTTCGGACTCGCTGTTGACAAGCAGGCCCTGCTTGCCGCCGGGCAGCTTCTCCGCGTATTGCAGCGGACGAAAGCCGATGACCGTGAGGTTGAGCGGGGGCGTGCCCTTGTCCGTCTTGCTCTCGGGCGTGTGGATGACGTTTTGCGACGCCAACAGGATGGACCCGGGGTCGAAGCCCTGCTCGGTGGCCAGCTTGCCGACGAACTGGACGATGTTGATTCGCGGGAAGACGATGTCTTCGTAGCGAATGTTGTCCTCGTCGAAAAAGCCGGGGGTGGCTTCGCGGGTGGCGACTTCGGTTGACGCGGCCGGCGTCTCGGGTGCCGGCGGAACCGGCGTCGTGGTATCTTCCACGCCTTCTTTGACAAAACTCATGTTCATGGTTTTTAGGTCTTGGTTTTCGGTTTTCCGGTCGTGTCCATGCGCAGGTAGGCATAGGGTTCGCCTTCCTCCACTGCGCCGGCTTCGAGGATACACTCCCCGAAGGTTTCGACCGCCTCTTCTTTGCTGCCGCGCGGTGCGGCGGCGGAGATTAGTTTTTCCAGGGGGCCGAGCGAGATGTCGAAAAGGGCCTCGACCATGTCGTGCTGCTCCTCAGGCAAAAATTCTTTGGCGATGTTCGCCAGCTCCCGGGCCTTGCCGGGCAGGACGTGTCGCTTGACGGACGACACCAGCTTGTAGCCGTCCGGAACAAAGTGGTCGTCCAGGATGGTCTTCTGGGTCGCCTGCGCGCGGTATGCCTCGGCCCAGGCCTTCAGCACCTGCGCCAGTTGCAGCCCGAGGCCCACATCTTTCGGGTCGAGCATCATCGAGGGCGTCAAACTTTTCGGCACGTCGATGGGCCGATACTTGCGGCCGACGTGCAGCGCCAGCTCCGCGACTTTCGGGCAGCGGCCCAGCTCACCGCAGAACGAACACGCGGAGACGCTCGGGCGTGCCGTCAAAAAGTCTCCCGCACGCTTGGCTTCTATCGCCCTATGCACAACGGTTTTGATGCGCAAGAGGAGTGCGGCCGCGTTGCTCATATCGAAGGTGTGTTGGTCCACCTCGTCGCGATACGGGAGTAGGAAGGTCACCGTCACGTCGCGCAGCGTCGGGTATTTCTTGAACAGCCCGAGCGCGTAGGAAATGCCCTGGAGATTGTTGTCGGTGTCTTCGACCGCGTGCTGGCCGAACTTGTAGTCCACCAGCTCGCCGTGCAGGCCGTCCGCGGTGACCAGACCCCAGTCCATGAAGCCAGCGGTGGTCCCCACGAAAATGCTGCGGGAGCGAAGCGGCGGCGGGTCCTGCACCGCGATTACTTCATCGTCCACCGGGAGGTATTGCTCGTTGAGAACCGTGGCGCCCGGGAACTTGCTGGCGAGGTCGTCACAGAAGGCCTTGCACTGGGCGACCGCGGCTGCCTGGGCATCAGACAACCGCGGGTCGTCCAGACCTTTTTCCGCCGCGTCGTGTTGCAGCGTGCCCGCCTCCGCCGCCTCGTTGGTGCCCCCAGACGGGGTCCAACACGGGCAGGCCTCCCGAGCCTGTAGCGTGCTCGGAGAGTAGGGGTGATGGACTCGGGTTGCTGCGTTGCTCATTACATCTATCCCAGTGTAGGGTTTTCTGGAATTGTCAAGGGGTCACTCCCCCATGACGCGCTTTTTCATGGCCTCGTGCTTGTTGCCGGTCGGCACATAGCCGTGGTCCACGGCATTCAGCAGTCGCTTCTGGGCCGCAGCGTTTTTCTTGGTCATGCACTTCCCTTTGCTTCCGCCGGGCGTGCTGTTGCTGTAGCCGCACTTGGTCTTTTTGGTTTTTACTGGCATCTAAATCACCCCCTCAATACTCCAATCGGAGAATCTCTATCGACCCTTCATAGATGAACGCGGACACCTCGGCCACGCAGCCCGTCTGCGGTTCGATAAAAAAAACCTCCCCGTCGCTCCGCACCACAAAATTCAGGACGTGATACCCGTGCGCCCACTTGCCCGCTGACGCGGGGGCCAGCGCGGAGTAGTCGCCGTCGATTTTCACGTAGGCCTTCCCAATGAGCACGCCGGGCGCCTCGCCGTGCCACTTGCGCACGCTCCAGACCGCCGCGAGATATTTCATCTCGGTCGCCTTGTCGTCGCAGTCGAACACCTCGGGCAGCCAGGGGATTTGTTCCCGCTTCGCCTCGTAGAAGCGAAGGAAGTCCTCTATCATCGCCTGGGTGGGCGCGACATAGAGCCCGTCCTCGGGACCGGTGTAAGGCGAGTCCGGCTCGAAGTGCATCCGCGCCGAGATGGCGGCGACGGCGTCCAGGGCATCCACGACTTCGGGGGTTTGGGGAGGGTTTTCGTCGGCGAAGATTGTCGCCGCCGCCAGCAGGAGAATTGCTATCAATTTCACGTTCTTCCATAAGAAGTGGTGAGGCAATTCGATTTGTCAACGGGCTTTTTTGCAGAGCCGGCGGAGGTCGTCATATACGCCGTCGTCCATCATGCGGACGAGAAGGCCCATGTGCAGCCGGAACCAGGGCGGCTTGTGATTCTGGTATTCCAGGTGCGCCAGCTCGTGCGCCATGGTGTCGATGATTTGGTAGGCGATGGGCCGGTCCCCGTTTCGCCGAAGCTGAATGCGAATGCGCCCGTCGCTGGAGCAGTCGCCGTAAAAATTCTTGTGCGGCGCCATCAGCTTGACCTCGCGCAGCGGTAAGTGGAAGAATCGCGCATACGCGCGCAGCTTGCGACTTACATAATGCCACAGCTCAGCGTCGGATGGTGCGGACATAACGGTGCTTGTGGTCGTAGAGTCGGCCGCTGTCGGCGTCGTAGTAACCGGCCGGCGGTGCGATGCGCGCGTTGCGGTCCTCGGGGTCCCACTTGGGCCACAGCTTTTCCATCAGCCACTCCGACGGAAAAAGCAGCGCGAGGATTTCCTTGGGGTTGGGCCAGCCGAAGGCCGCGCGGAATTCCTTGAACCGCGCCAGCACGCCCGTCTTGTTCGGGCGCCGGACCAGGGACACCCGGCGGCGGTCGGTCCGGTTCGCCTCGGCCAGCAGCTCGTCGAGCTGGTCCGCGGGCGACTTGTGCGCGCTACCGATGCGCGGCAGGCGGTCGTAGTAGCCGCGCTCGCGGTCCCGCTGTGCGCGTGACTTGAACTTGGATTTGAGCCAGGAGAACATGTTACTTGGTGGTCAGTTCGTTGATGACTTTCGTGGCCGCACCTTTTATCGGTCGGTCGTCCACCAGCGTCCCGCACGCGTGCGCGTCCAGGATGATGGCGAAGCAGGCCATGGCGTGGGCGGCGTGCGGCTGGTTGCTCTCCGAGTCGTTGTCCTCGCCGTCGAGGATTTGCAGAAGGTGCCGCCAAGCCGCGGACAGATAGACCGTCAGCTTCACCGGCGTCGCGGGATTGCGCCAATTAAAGGCGGAGTATTTCCTAGCGCCCAGCTCCATGACACGCGACAGATAGACCAGCGACGCGGTAGGGATGAGCGTCATTGGCGGCTTCTTCATGCCGAGCACATCCTTGGGGTTCGTGCCGACCATCACTGCCGGCGCAGTATCGTTCGCAATTTGCAGGAACGGTCCGTTGCCCGCGTGGACGGAAAAATACTCCAGCCGCTTCGCGCCGCGCCAGTCGAACACCGCCTTCTCCGCGGTTGCCCCCTTGGACTTTTCGTAGCCCGGGAGCGCGACGTAGCCGGCACACGACATGATGGCCTTCAGGTCGCGCCGCACCACCTGTTCCGCGTCCATGCCGGCGGGATACGTGGTGAAGTCGTGCCCGGGCTCCAGCGATTCAATTTCGAAGCCGTCTTCGCGGTCCAGCTCGGCCGGGTTCACCGGTTCGAAACCGGCGTCGCGCAGGTTCTCGGCCATGCCGTAGAACGCGGGGAAGTTATATTTGTCAAAGCCCCGCATCGGCCCAAGGATGTAAATGCGCTTGGGGTTCACTGTCGGCGGAAGCTCCAGCGAGTCGTTGCCACTCATAGAACCACTCGGTGTGGGTCCAGTCGGCGTGGCCGGCGCGACGCCACACGTTGCCTTGACCTGTTGGATGATTCGATGCAGCTCCGCAAAAGTCTGCGGGCCATTCTTCGTTTGTGCGATGTCTTCGATGCTCATGTTCAGTGGGTTGGTCCGACGATTTCATTGAGGGAATTTGGTTCATCGCCCCGGGGACGGTCATAGTCCGAAGGCGCCACGGTCGGTTCGAGGGCGGAAAAACTGGGGCGGGCCAGCGCACGCGCGCGTTCGGCCCCCTTGGCTTCAGAGATAATTCTGCGCAGCTCACGATAGAATTCTCGGTTCATTTTGGGTTTGAATTGGGTCCGTTTCAAATTCCATTAACCGACTTTTTGCAGCCGGCGCAGGCGGGCCGTGCGGGTGTCCCTTTTGGCCGGCGTCCGGGTCCGTTTCACGATAAGCCCTTGAACCAGAGCCAGTTGCCGTTCCCAGGTCGCGCGGTCGCGGGCAACTGCTTGGTCGATGACCGACCCGGCGCCGCCGTGTTCCGCAATGAGACGGTCACAATTTGCCAGGAGCCGCTTGAGGTGCGTTTGTTGCCGTCCCAGGTAGGACAGCGGCCGGGCTTCCAGGCGCGCGAGAAAAGCGGTCTCGGTGTAGCGCGAGGGGAGCAGATATCGCGGCGTCCGCTTAGCCGCCTTGCGTGCTGTCGCGCGGTGTTGCTGGCGCGTCAGGCGCAGGCTCGGGATTCGTTCTTCGTTGTGCTTCGTGTTCATCGTTCTTTTGTGTGTTGGCCATGGCCACCGCGTTGGCGCATATCTCACAAAAGTGATACATCGCCCCGGTGACCGAATCTTTTATGACGACGCGCCGCACTTCCAGGTCCGCGGCGGCGGTCGCAAGCGTGGCCTCGGCGTCCGCGAAATACGAGACGGGCCGGGCCGTCGTCAAAAACTTCAGCCGGTTGCAAGTCGGGTCACACTCGATATGCCAACGGCAAAGTCGGTTGTAACAAAACTTCATTCGATGCGCAGCTTAAGGTCGCGCGCGGTGTTGCCCAGCAGGCCGGCAATGGACTGCGCGAGGTTCGCCGCCAGCGCGCCGCCCAGGATGTATCCGCCGGTGATGTTCACGGGCGTGCCCCGCAGGCGGTCGCGCAGGGTGATGTGGGCGCGGTCCTGGCCGCGGCTGAAGCGAAGCATGATGACGCACGCGGCCCCGTGGAAGAACACTTGCCCCACGTCCAGCACGGGAGAGGCATCGCCCTCGCGCGGGAACAGCTGCCGGACGGTCTGCCCGTCGGTCAGGCGGATTAGCCCCTTGTCGCGCTTCTCGATTTTGCTGCCCACGCGCGCGACCTGTTTCGCGTCCGGGTGCAGCTTGCGCACTTCGCGCAGCAGGTCGTTATAGACCTCCTTTGCGGCTGCCCCGACGGCGTTGCAAGGGACCTCAACGGTGCAGGGCGCGCCGTCAACCAGAAATTCACCGACGATGACGTTGTTACTCATTCTACCTATCCCAGTGTGGACTTTTTCGGAAATGTCAACCCCCCGGGATTAGGATTCGCGCGAGCGTAGATGCGCAGCGCGTTCCCGCGGCGGTCCACGACGAGCACCTCGCCGCTGTAAAAGCGCGCGATGCAGTGCGCCAGCTGTATCCGCATGGCGGGCGGGATGGTTGGGTCGTCGTGGCTCGGGAAGCCGATGTCCGCGAACCGGGCGTCTAGTTCTTTTTCGAGTTTGTTGAGTTTCATGTGCGTTGAAAAATTCGCCACGCGTAAGCCACGCGGCGGCGTCGGAATTGTTTTGGTGCGTCAGAAAAAGGCACGGGCGTCTTGGTCCAGGAGTCCACGAAGAGGTCCCCTTGCAGGACGACGAAGTGCCCGGTGAGCGCGACCAGCGTCGGCGTGCTCCACAGCCCTACAGCGTCCCAGCGCGCGAGCTGGCACAGGGTGGGCTTGGCATACTCCGACACCTCATGGTCCCATATCGTTTGGAACCCGTAGTCCATAAACCGCAAGACCTGTAACACCTCGCTGGGCTTCATGCTCGACACCGGTTCTGCGTCGCTTCGCAGATGCCGCACTATAAGTGCAATATCGCGCGTGCCGCGGCCGGTGATGGCGCTGATGGCCGCGGGGCCGCACCAGAGTTTGCTGCCGCGCAGGTCGTGTTTGACGGTGTGCATATTTACTCCGGCATCGCGCACAAATGGACCGAGCCAAAAAGTGGATGGTCGATGCGAATGACTTTGCGGCAGCCGCGGCAGATGCCGTAGCGCTTGCCGTTGCGGTCCACAAATTTTCCCGCCGCCATTTGCCGCAGCTCCTCTTCGCTCCAGGTCCCGTCGTGATAGATGGTGTGCATAATTATTCGGCTTCGTTTACAAAAACCCACTGGTCCTCGGTTGCCAGCTCCAGCGCCTCTTCTGCCCGCTCAAAATGCGGGGTGATTTCCACCCAGCTGTGCCCCGTGGCCTTGTCCACCGTCGTGATGATGTAGCTCATTATTCTTTCGTAGCTGCCGCGGCCTTCAGCTCCGCGATGAACGCGTCACCGAGTTGGCGATGATACTTGCAGAGGATTCTCCAGCCCAGCGCGGCCTGCTTCTGCGTGATGCTCGTGCGGTGCGCGAGTGCGTGGCCGATGCGAACATCAACCCCGGAGAAGCCCACGTCGTCCCGCTTGACGGCCCCGTCGCACACGCCGGCAAGCATCTTCATTCCCTGATGGACCAGCTCCACGCAGCGGTCCGACACCAGCCGCGCTTCGGCGGCGACGCGCTCGAACGTGAGGCGGACCTTGGTCACGGGTTCCACTTCTTCCACCTCGGCCTCGGTCCAGTCGGTAACGCGGTCCAAGCACGAGTCGATGGTGTTCAGCTTGTCCACGTTCGTGCGCGCCATGTGGGAGTCCAGGCTGCCCTCAAGCACGAGGTAGCTGCACAGCACGCTGTCCTTTTGCCCGATGCGGTGCGCGCGGTCCTCCATCTGCGCGTGCTTGCCGGGCACCCATTGCAGCTCGATGAAGATGACGTGCGTGCCGGCGGTGAGCGTCAGCCCCTCGGCCGCGGCAAGGTTGCCCACAAAAATGTTGCAGTCCGCGTCCGTCTGGAAGCGGTCCACCTGCTCCATCCGTTTCGGCGCGGGCGTGTTGCCCGTGATGACTGCGGCCTGGGGGAACCTCGCGACGATGGCGGCGACGATGTCCAGGTGGTGCGCGAACACGAGCACCTTGCCGGATTCCATGGCGTCCTCGATGAACGCGAGGCACTGCGGCAGCTTGGCGGCGGCGACCTTGTGCCGCAGCTCGGCCATGTCTTCAAACGCCGCGCCTTGTCCCTGGCGCAGCGCGTGGACCGCTTCCGCGTAGTCCTCGCGGCTCTCGCCGGCACGGGCCAGCTCCACCCTCGCGCGCAGCTCGACCAGCGCGGCCTCGCGTTCCTCCACCATGTGCGCCTCCAGCTCCAACAGCTCCTTGCAGCCCGCGGCGTCCAGCTCGATGACCTGCCGCTGTTTCGGCGGTAACTCTTTCAGGACGTCCTTTTTCAGGCGGCGCACCATGATGGAAGAACGCAATTTGTGTTGCAGCTCGGCCTCGTTCGAGTGGCCGGAAAAGTCCCAGCCGAAGCCGTTCTGCTTCGCCGCGCAGTAGCGGCGCGCGTATTGGAAAAAGTTTCCCTTCGGCCACGCGGACGGGTCCAGGTCGTTCAGGACGGGCCACAGTTCAATGGGGCGGTTCTCTATCGGCGTGCCGGTGAGCGCGACCTTGCGCGCGGCGCGGATGGCCAGCGTGGACTTCGTGCGGCGCGCCTTGGGGTTCTTGATGTATTGGCTCTCGTCCACAATGCGCAGGTCCCACGTCCGGTCATTCAACGCGGGGAGGAACTTGTGGACGATGTCAAAATTCACGATGACGATGTCCGCGCGGGAAAACGGTTTGTTCGAGTATTGGACCTCGACCGACATGGGGCGGGTCAGCCACTTCTTCAGCTCGCGTGCCCAGTTCAGCTTAAGCGTGTTCGGGCAAACGATGATGACCGACTTGATGTCGGCGGTGCAGTTCATCAGGCCGATGGCTTGGATGGTTTTGCCCAGGCCCATTTCGTCGCCGATAAGAACGCCACGCTTCGCGGCCCAGCACTCCAGCCCGAACGCGACGCCCGCCTTCTGATAGGGGAGATAATCCAGCCCGGCCGGGCGGGGAAGGTCCACGTTCGCGTCGGTCGCGCGCGATGCCTCGGCCACGACGAACCGGCGCGCCTGCTCGGCCTTGGCGGCGACGGGGTCAACCGCAGCCCAGTGGTTCACAATCCACGAGCCGTTCGGCTGGCGCTTGGGGGAAATGCCGGCCGCTTGCAGCGTGGCCTTGTTCTGCTTCCAGGCATCCCAGAACGCCGCCGGCACGGTAAAGGACGTGCGGAGGATGCGTTCGCTCCCGTCCTGAAGGCGCACCCGCTTGGGCGCGCCCCAGGGGAGCAGGGTTTCGATTGAAATCTCTTTGATGTCGCTCATGGCGTGGAATGTCGCACCGGCGGGCCGGGATGTCAAATTAAATCGGCGCAATGCCGGCACAGAATCGTCTGGCCGTCCTCGGCCAGGGTGGCGGCGTCCCCCACCGTCGTCCAGTTCAGGATGACGCGGTTGCAGACGTCGCAGGATTCCGTTAAGCCAGACTCATCGGTGGCCAGGAGGTTTTCGTTGAAAGCGTTCACAAAAATGGTGACGACGGGGAGGAATCGAACCTCTGAGGCAGCTCGCGAACCGCCCCTTCCGGACCAATCCGGGGGATTAAACCCCGGCAGCCCACCAGCTTTCAGACCGCGCAGGCGCTTTGCTCCGGGGACAAACCCGGCCCTTCGCCACCTGTTGTCTCGCGTCCTGTCCACTGTTCCCGCGTCATAAGTAAAGTGCCACACGTCCCCCCGCCCGTCAAGCGGGTTTCGCAACATATCTTTTCCGGTCCAAACTGCGGTGGCGGTCCGTCGTTTCGTTCAGCCAGACCGTTTTGACCCGGCAGTCGGGCACCGATACCGCCAGCACGAGGTCCCAGCCCGGGCGGGACAACAGCGTGCGACGCACCAGGACGCCCGTGGCGCGACCGGACCACGTCTCTACGTGAATGATGCCCCAGTCGTCCAAAGACAGCGCCCGGGGCAGCTCGTGCGCGCGCAGGCCGTCTGCCGCGGCCTCTCGGACGGCGTGCATGCTGTAATCCAGCCGGGAATAGTTCACGGCGCGGACCTGGGCGATTAGGTCCGCCGGCAGGTAGATGTCGCGATGGAAGTCTAGGCGCATCGGGTTAGCCCTTCAGGGATGACAATGCCGCCAAGTCCGCGGCGCGGCGCCCGGCGGGGCTGAGCACCGCATACACGGCGTCGCGCAGGTCCGTCGGCATTACGCTGCGGCCACGCTCCCACATTTGTTGCTGGTCCCAGGCGCGCACCGCTTGCAGCACTACCTCGGGAGTAAGACCGGCTTCGCCATCCGCGGAGCGGAGGACGGGCCACAGGATTTGGGAAAACCAGGGTTCGCTCATAAAATTAGTCCCCCAGCGAACGCCAGCCGTCCGCCACAATTTTCTGCTCCAGGGTGTCCATCAGGCCCGCGAGCAGAGCGGGGTCAATGGGTTCGTGCGCATAGGCCCGCACGAGGTAGCCGTTCGGCTCGGCGTGCCGGAAGGCCGCGAGCGCGTCCGCGAGGGTGGGCACGTTCTCCACTTCAAAGCGGAACGTGACCAGCCCGCCCTCGCGGAGTTTCCAGATAATCGAATAATTCATGGCGTAAGGTCGCACGGGTTCAGGACCCGCGCAAGTGGTTTTGTGCTTTTTTGTAGGCTGCCCACCGCGCGCGGCGGTCGGCCCACTGCTTCGCGACGCGCTCCTTGCGACGCAGTTCCCACTCCTGGGAAGTCAGCTCGGGCGCGGGCACCCGCACCGCGCTCGGCTCGTTCTTTGTTTCGTTGCTCATGGCGTAAGGTAGCCCGGGCGGGCCGGTTTGTCAAATCAGCTTGGAAGGAATTTGCCCATGCCCACCGTGCGGGCAAATTCCTCGCCGGCAGCGGTCAGTTCAATCCATTCCTCGCCGTCGCTGCGGAAGGTCGTAATCAGCCCGCGTTTTTTCAGGTCGGTGAGGTTCCCGCGGAGGGCGCTGGTGATGTGGTTGAAACAGGGCGTGACGCCCGTCCAGTTCGGCAGGTCGGTCACGATGTCGCGGAAAAGTTTCGCGGAGGCCGCGGTAAAATCGGTGTTGTTCATGGGGAAAGATACCGCGGCGCGGGCGGTTCGCAAGTTACGATTGTGAATTACTTGGAACGGCAGACACGATACTTCAGCCCGCTCTTGATGGTTTTGAGAACCGACAGCGCCTCGGCGCGCGTGGGGTAGCTCCTATCATAAGAGCCGCTGCGCTCCCAGCCCCAGGAAAACTGGCATTCGAGGTGCCACCAGTTCGGCACCAGCGGCGGCAGGTGGTCGTCCGGCACCGCGTCCGTCCGGGGCGGCACCGACGACGCGACCGCCACGAGGAACGGGTTGGCATCGCCCGGGCCAACCACGGCGGCGGCGCGGGTGAGCGCGTCCTGCATGATGCCGGCCGGACCGCCGGTCAGGCGGAGATGGTTCTCGGCAGACTTGCGCGCGAGGTAGGTGAAAAACTCCGCGTCCTCCAGGGACGGGAACGAGATGGTGACTTTGTGCATAGTGGTGAGGCTTAGAGGGTTTCGAGCACGAGGAACTTGCTGTCCTTGGGGAAGGCCGTGATGCGCCCGTAGTCTGCGCGCTTGACCAGCACGCGCTCCATTTTCGGCTCCATGCGGCCGTTGATGATGCGGCTGCCGGAGCAGTAGCCCACGCGGACCGCGTCCGGAAGCACCGCGAGAATCGTGGCCGAGACGCTGTCACCGTTGAACGCGCGGAAAACCACCGCGTCGCCGATACTGAACTTGGTTTCTTTCATGCAGGAATGTCGCCCAGGTCGGGCGGGTTGTCAAATTATTCTTTCGCCTGTTTGAAGGCGCGAAGCTCGGCCTCGCCGCGCGTGCGCAGGTCGCACAGCCGGACCACGTCGTCCAGGTCCAGGCCCATGCCGTAGTCGTCCATTGTGGACCAGACGCCGTCCGCGTCCGTCGGCATCATCGCAATGGCCGTCGCCAGCACGCTACGGTGCCGCAGCGCGACCGCGTCGCACAGCGCCTCGATATACTCCGCCCAGGTCGGGCAGGCCGCGCGCCGGGCTTCGAAGCGCGCCCGCCGCTCGGCCGCGATGGTCTCAGCGGCCACGCCCGGCTTGGCGTGCCGGTAGCGCTCCCAGCCGTCGCCTCGGTTGCGCAAAACGCGGCCGTTGGACATTACCACGAGGGTGCCCGATTCGTATTCGAACCGCGCCAGCTCCGTGCCGTTTCGTTTGAGGGTGGCCATATAGTTAGGCTCCAATGACTTCGGTGGAACCGATGCCGCACGCTTTGATGAAGCGCGCGTCGGAAAAGTTGGGGTTGCTGTCCGCGCAGACGCGGGCGATGCGTCCGGCCAGCCGGGCGATTGCCTCGGCGGCGGGAAAATTGTCGTAGGTGCGGGCGCAGGTGTATTCGGCGCGGATTTCCGCGGCGAGGGCTTCGAAGTGTTTTCGGCTCATGGTATTGGGGTGGTTGAGGGTTAACGGGTGACGACCTGGGCGCCCACGACCGCGAGGTCAAACTGGGCATATCGCTTGCCACCGTAGGGAGGAAAGGGGAGCGCGCGAACGCGCGCCGGAATTTCGACCCAGATGGTGTTGTCTGGATTGGTGCGCACGATGCGGGCGGAGTAGCTAATTACGCTTCCGTCGCTGTTGGTGGTGGAGAGCCTCAGAATCTTCATGGTGTGAAGATACCACGGCAGGCCCCAGCCGCAAGTTACGATTGTGTGACGGGAATGTTACGAAGCTGTCCGCGCCTGCAACCACTCCGGGTCGCGACGCGTGAAGTTTTTCTCAATTCCGCACCACTGAAAACAGTTGGCCTCGTTGCCGGCCTGCGCGTAAAACGGTGCCAGCATGGCCGCGGTCGCCGCAGAGGCAAACCCGTAGGGGCCGAGCACAAAGAGGGCGATGCCGCACGTCGGCGCACTCGCGGCGTCATGGTGGAAGTTTGACGCGCCGCCTTGCGTCAGCCAGCGCGCGAGCGCTTCCTCGGGCACGCCCGGGCACACAAAAACATCCATGCGCCGTTCGGTTGGAATGATGGCCTGGACGACGTTGGGACCCAGGTTGCCGGCGACGTCAGACACCTTTACTCCTCCAGAGGATGAACATGAGGAGCGCCACGGCGAGAGCGCAGAGGACGAAGGTGTTGCTCATGGCATGTCGCTCCCACCGTCATCGGGTCCCATGCCGCCAATGCCATACGCCAGCACCAACACGCATACGGCAACCAAAACCCAGGGCCAAGCCCACGCGAGAAAAACCGCCGCGCCTATGGTGCCGGCCACGATGCCGAGGGCGTAGAGCCCGCGAAGCAGACGCTTGAGATGTGAATTCATGGGCGCGTGCGCTCCATGGGCAGGAGCCTGTTGAGAAATTGAACCACCCGTTCCGCGAGCGCGCGGTCATGCGAGTGCAGCCCATGGCCGCTCTCCGCGATGAAAGCAAAGTTGAGCTGGTTCTCCACGTCGCGGATGATGCATTGATATGGCTCGTCCACCAGCTCAAACCGGGACGGTTTCCATGTCGGCGGGTTCACAGCGGCACCCCATTGATTCTCTCAGGCTTCGTGGGCCAGGAAAATTTAAACCAGAACGTGCGGTGGTAGAGCGTCAGATAGATGGTGCGCGAGCGCGCTTGTGCGCAGTGGCCAGGGTAGCCGCACGAGAGGCAGAATTCCCAGGGGCTGTGTATCCAGCGATACGTGCCGCACTCAAAAAGTTTGAAGGGCTTCATTTGGGCATCGATATGCAGGTCACGCACAGCGGGCAGAACCACCAGACGCGGTAGGCGATGTCATACGATTTCGTCACGTAGTGTGCGCATCTCCACCGCCAGTTCAGACGCCGCACTTGAAAGTGGTGCCGGCCCCACGACCAGCGGAAAAGTAGCGGCGAGAGCCGATGCGTGTTTGTCAGGTGTTGCTCCATAAACTTTTTTGTAGCCCCGGCGCGACTTGGTGAACGCTTCATCTAACGAGGGATGAACCCGCGGGAATTCAATGTCCATTAGTCGCTCGTTATACGCGGTTACATCGCTTGTGCGGTCCGCGTCGCCCTTGCCCGCACCATGCAGGCCGAAGCTGCGGTTGCCGCCTGCCGCGGATTTGATGTTGGGGTTCATGGCGTCACCCACTTTCCTTGCACACGACACCACACCTTCACGGGCTCCCGCCCGGCCTGCGCGTCGGCTTGAATGCGCGCGATGATGTCGAGGTCGATGCGCTTGGGCAGGTCCCAGTATTCACCGTGGCCACAGCAAACGCTTTTGTCGTAGCCGTGCGCGTCCATCCATTCTTGCGGCGTCTTCATCGCAGTAGCAGGTAGGACACGCCCAGTAAGAACGCGAAGTAGAGCGCCCACTGGATGGTCTCCGCGGTGTGTTTACTCATAAGGGTGAGTTTTCTCCGGCGTTGGCCTCGGCATGGCGGTCTATGCATTCGATGATGGCCAGCGCGACGGCCGCGACCTGGACGGCTTCATACCGCAGGTTCGGCTGGGGCGGCTTCACCGAGAAGTGAAACTCCAGCGCTTCCTTCGCAAACTCGCCGCACTCCTCAGTGAGGATAGCCGACCACACGATGGGCGTGTGGTTCTGCGTGCCCCACTTGGCGTCTTGCCGCGCGCGCTCGTCGAGGACCGCGGCCACGGCGCACGATTGCACGAGGCTCACACTCTCGGCAGTGTAGATGGTGTTGCTCATAGGCTGGGCAGCTGTTCGATTTCACTCGGCTCGCCGACCGCACTCGCGGGCACGCCCGTGATGGCGTCGGTCTCTTCGACCAGCGGCGCGCCGAACGCGTCCGCGTCATTGGCTGCGGCTGCTTCGGCCGCTTTGCGCGCTTCCTGCTCGGCTTGGTGTTGCATCACCGCCTGAAAATAGGTGTTGAGCGCATTGGATAGGAGGTTCGCAACAGCCTCATCCATCGCGATAGCGAAAGGCTGGCTATCATGCGTGGCCAGATATTTCTGGGTCCACGGCAGGTGCAGCGGGTGATTGGCCGGGCGCGGACGGTCTGCGATTTTGCAAAACGTGCCGTCGGGTGCCGGCGAAAAGGACAGCTTGGGACGCGCGGCCTCGGGCCGGGTATCAGCCACTGGTGCGCCCTGCGCGTTTACGGGGACGATTAGATTTTTGCTCATTGGTTTCGGTTGTGGTTGGTGTTTCAAAAACTGGGCGCCAATCGGCGTCTGTGGAGTCGCCGCACTTTTGGTAGGCGATAACCCGAGCTGCCGGCCTTTCGGTTGCGGCGCTCGCTTCAGCGCTGCGCCCGGGATTTTCCCGTATTGCTGGCCGAACGCGGCGGCGGCTCCCTTCACGTTCTCCGTCGCTTCCGGACTGGTCAGGCCCTGCGCACGATAGCGCAACATCCGCCGCTCGCGTTCTATCTGCGTCAGGCTGTCGTTGAAGATGGGCTGAATAGGTCCCGGCGGCGGCGCCTTGATGTCTTCCTGTCGGCTCATACATTACGGCAATTCGAATTGGATTTCCACGGTGGCGAAGCAGGAACGCCCCGCGCCCTCTTCGGCGTCTTCGCGCGTGACGAAAACCCCCGCGCCCGGATACACTTCACCCGTGCCCTTCCGGTAAAGGTTGAGGTAGCGCGTGACGGTTTCCACGGGCGTGAGCAGGTCGTTGCCGTGCTCGCGGTCCGTGAAGAAACGGCCGTTGGAATACCAGCCGGTGAGCGTTTCCCCATGTTCGGTCATCCTGGCGCCCGCGATGTCGTTGCTCTTGCCAAGGTCGAACACGAAGAGGCGCACCGCTTGTCCGCTGCGGGTGACCGCACGCAGGGTTCGTTTGGCTTCGTCAATGTTGAAGGGCTTCGTTTTCATGGCAACTCGATTTTGATTTCCACGACGGCGAACTGGGAATGGCCCGCGCAGTCTTCGGCGTCCTTGTGCGTGACGAAAACGCCGGGGCCGGTCCGCAGCTCAACAGAGTCGGCGCGCCGGTAGATATTGATATAGCGCGTGACCGTCTCGACCGGCGACCGCAGGTCAGACGAGCAGTCCTCGGCGCTGCTGCCGCCCAGTGTGGAGCGCCCGGCCAGCGTCCAGCGTGCCGTGTATTCGTTCTTGCCGCCGTCCACGCTAATGGCCCCAAGGATTGGATACGCGCCCTTGAGGTCGAACGCGAAAAGGCGCACCGGTTCTCCGGCCAGCGTGACCGCGCGCAGGGTTCGTTTGGCTTCGTCGATGTTGAAGGGTTTCGTTTTCATTTGGGTTTGAGAACCGTCGCGCCGCACACGAGAATAAACAGCTCAGGGTCTTCGCACCTCTCGGCCACGCGACGGACTATAGTGTCCACCAAGACTTGGTGCGTGCCGCCAATTACGTAGTCGTCTGCGACCAGGGCCGCGGTGCGCGCGTCTCGGAACGCCGCGACCAGTGATTGCCATTGCTTCTTGTTCATCTCTACCTATCCCAGTGTGGACTTTTCGAAAAATGTCAAGAGGCCACGTTGCTCCCAAACGCGTCATTGATATAGCGCGCCTCGGCCGCGGTCTCTTTGGGGTAGTCGCGCAGCGTGGCATCCGGATACTTGATGCGGTCCTCGGTCAGCTTCTCCTGGCGCGAGAGCCATTGCGCGAGGTGTGCATGCAGCGGGTTGTCCAGGTCTAGTTCCACGTCGCCACAGTCCATTTTCTCCTTGGCAAAACTCCAGGCATTCCATGCAGAAGTGCGGGTGCCGAACACCGGCAAGCTGAGGTGCCCGCGAAAAATGAGGACGCACTTGAGATGGTCGATGGCCACGGCGAGGTGGCCCCAGGACATGCCGTGCGTCTCGGTGTTGAGATACTCCGCACGCTGGCCCTGGATGCGCCGGCACTGGATGCGAATAGCCCAGCGCCCCACGCGTCGGCACCAGACCAGCCCCACCACCTTGCGCTCGGGTTCCGCACTGTCCAGGCCGCGCCACGTCGGGCAGTCGTGCGGCTGCTCGAAGTCGCGGACGCACGCCGGCACGGACGAGGCGACCTTGACCGGTGGTGCCGAACAAGCACTCTCGACGCGTTCATACCACGCGGCCTTGTTGCGAATGCGCGACAGACCAATGCGCGCCAGCAGGTCGGCCTTCATATCCCGGAGCCGGGCAGCCTCGGCCTCGGCCATGGGCACTCCATCCCGGTTGAAAAGGTCCCAGCGCTTCCAGACTTGGTGCAGGCGACGTATTGCCTCGTGCAGAACTGTGCGGCTCGATATCATGTCACCCTTCCCAGTGTGGCCTTTTCCGGGTTTGTCAAGGTGGAGTGGACGGTCATAACCTGTCTGCTGGGCATTTTCGGGGGTTCTCATTTTCAGGTAAACACGTTGACTATACCCTCTTCTTCTTCTTAAATTATTGAATTAGAAGAGGATAGGAGTAGGATAGCCCCCCAGCAGACAGGTTATGACCGTCCACTCCACCTTGCCTCACGGCTACCTTTTCAGGCGTGCAAAGTGCATGCCTTGACATTTCGCGCCTGGGCCGCACCTCTTAAACGGACATGCAAGACCCCAAAGACATCGAACGGGAACTTTTCAAGGCGGCGCCTCACGCGGCACAGAAGTTGCACACCGAGGCGAAGAAACTCATCCGAAAACAAAAACGGGAGCAGTGGTGGCGCGTGCATGCGACCGACCGCGCGAAGAAACCCCTCGGCAGCTAACCTATGTTGCTCAACAAGAACAAGTTAGACGTCTCGCAGATTCTGCTCACCTACGTGGCACTGTGCGGCGACGTCGCACGCACCGCCGAGGCGCTGAATTTGGAGCCGGCGGTCGTTCAAGCCCTGGCCGATGCCGAGGGCTGGCAGGCGAAGATTCAGCGCGTCACCCTTTTGTCCACTTCTGGCAAGCCTGGAGATTTCGAACGTGCTCAGAACAAGGCGCTTGCATTCGTGCAAGGCCACCGCATTCGCACGCTCCTGGACAGCGTCATCCGTCGCTTTGAGGGCATGTCGCCCGAGGAGATTTGCGACCAAGTGTCGAACGTAGGCAAGAACGGTGCCAGAATCCTCTCGGCCCGCTATTTTGTGGACCTCGCCGCGGCGGCAGAGAAGGCCAGCGCAATGTGTTACGCCGCACTTGGTGACACCGTTGGCGAGCGCACGAAGCGCGACGACGAGCCAGACCAGATGAATGTGTCTGCGTTGCATGCTGCTGTCATCCAATCACTTAACTCGGTCGGCACGGCGACCAAGCCCGCGGACCAGATTGTGCGGGAGTTGGCCGATGCCGTGTGCCAAGCTGTCGCCCCTGTAGCCCCGGCTGAGCGAACCGAGGTCGCGCCGCCCGACCCGACCCCGCCAACGCATGGTAAGTAAGTGCTCACTCACTTGTCCCGATATTGGGACGACCCGCCAATCCCTCCGAAGCGCGGCCTGGAGGTCCTTGGCCCTCAGCACCTTAGCTGCTCTGCAACGGCCTAGACTCGCAACGGGACACGAACCGGGTCACTCGGCACTTATTGCCGAGCCCCTCGGTCCCCGTGCCCAGGTCCTAGACACTCGGTCAATGTGCTGCGGTCCAAGGGCTTGCGTGCTAAAGCAAGAATCGTGCCAGCCCGCGGCGCGAAGTCGGGGTGCCGGCACGGGGGGAGGCGGGGCCGGCCGGCGGCGCTCAGACAACCGAGCGCGATTTGAGGAAAATCCTCGCGCGCGACTTTTTGACACACCATGAAACTTCGTGACCGGCTCTCGGACCCCGAACTGGAGCAACTCCAAGCCGTGATGCTGGGCGAGCCGCTCCCCGTCACCAAGGTCAAAGACCCCAGTGCGTTGGTCGAGTTACTTGGCAAGGGGCTCGTCTATCAGGCGCACGGCTTTTACTGGCCGGCCTGGGACGTGATTTCGAAGTCCTCGGCTTGACAGCCCGAGGTCCGTGTGCGAAGTTACGGGGTGATGCACGACGAACATCCCAAAGCCCCCGGCCGGCAGCTGCTGACCCGGCGGATGATGCTCGACATGCTGGCGGCGCCGGGCATGCCGCTCTACTTTTTCGACGTGGGGCTCACCCGCTATTTTTACACCACCCCAGCCCCCAAGTCGTTGAACGACTTCGTGGGCCGCGAGATGTATTTCGTGTTCCCCTATGGGACGGCCCCAATCATCAATCCACAATGAGTAAACTACACCCAATCAAACACGACCTGCCGGGCACCCTCTGGTGCGGGCCGGCGGCGCTGTCCATCACGACCGGGCAGCCCACCAGCGTCATCCACAAACACATCCTCGCCCGCACCGGCAAGCGCCGGGTCAAAGGCGTGACGAACCTCGTGCTCGGGCACGTGGCCAACGAGCTTGGGTTCAAGCTAGAGCTAATCTACAGCTGGACGGAAGACCACCGCTACGAAACGCAATGGGGAATACCCCTGCGTATCCAGAACCCGGTTCCGACCCTCGCCCGCTTTTTGCGGGAGCACCGCAAGGACATCGCCGCGGCGCCGGTCATCGTGAACGTGACCCGCCACTACGTCGTGGTCCACGGGCGCACCTTCGTGGACAATCAGGTCCGCGTGCCGATGCCCGCGAAGAAAGCGCCCGGCCGGCGGCGCCGGGTTTTCAAGGCCTGGAAGGTCGTGCCCGTCCGCACCACCAACCTTTTGACCTGCCCCGCGTGAAACCCTACACCCGAGAGGAACTGGAGCACTGCGGGCCGCTGCGGTTCGCCTGTAACCGCCCTGCGGAGGACCTGATGCCCAGGCCCGTGGTCGAGCGGCAAGTCTATGTCCAGGACTTGTGGGTGGACGGTTCTCACATGACCAGCGAACCCTTCACCGCTTTTTGGTTGGATGGGGAGCTGCGCTGGGGCTTGACAACGGCGGGGAATCTGGCACTGTAGAGGACGATATGAACAACCACTATCACGTTTACGCCGGCCACGAAGCCCGGGCCACCGCGCTCATTTCCGAGTTGACGGACGCCGGGCTCACCATCATCGACCGCGTCGGCTCGGAAATCATCGTTACGGGCACCGCGGACCAAATCGCACAATTCATCTCAAACCATCGAGCAACCCTTGACATCCCGCCAATCTATGGCACTGGTAAGGATAGAATATGAAGACCGAACCATTTAATCCACCGCCGCCGACCGTCGAGCAGATGCGCGAGCGCTTCCGCCGGCAGGCTGCTATCCGCGAGGCGAGCATCGTCCAGCGGACGGAATACCTCACGGAGCGCTGGATAGCGGCCTTGGACGAGCGGATAATGTGGGCGCACTCCACGCCCGCGCCGATGAAGAGTGTGTCGGTGTTCGCCAATTCGCTCACGAAGCCCGAACAGGAATACCCCGAGGCGCTGGCCGGCGCGCGGGCGCGGGTCATTGCGCATTTCGAGGGCCGCGGCTTCAAGGCCGTCGGCAAAACTTTTGGTGATGCCACCGGTGTGGAAATCTCCTGGCCCGAGGCGCCCGACTGCGAGGACTAATGAAGCCACGAGTTTACGTTCTTCACCTTGGCGGCGACCGTTCCGACGACACTTTTCAAGTGCGGTTCAAGGTCGGCAACCAGACGTTCGACATCGGGACGGCGTGGTTTACTAACGACGAAGCCCGGCACCACGCGCGCATGTTTCGCCGGGCGCTGAAGACCGCGGCTGAACAAACTGCCCCGCCGATGTGGAGCGGACCCTACAACAACATTTTATGAACGACCTAGCCACAATCCAACGAATCAACAACGCCATCGAATCCGCCAAGCAGCGGAAGCTCGCCAAGGCGACGAACGCCCGCAAGAAAACCGTCAAGGCCACCGCGGAAGCCCGCGCCGCCGCCGAGAAAACCCGGACGGGAAAGGCCTGATGAAAAAGACGACCAAGAAGAAACTGCGCCGGCGCATCAAGCGCAAGCTGGCCACCGCCCTGCCCGCGACCGCGAAGGAGGTCCACGTCCACATCATCGGCGGCGGGGGTGGTGGCGGCAGCGGGAAGGTTTCCCATCTCACGCACTGGCGCACCAAGGCCGGCGAGGTGGTGTCTCTTCGCGACATGGAAATCAACCACCTGATAAACGCCCGTGAGCTAGTGACACGGCGCATCACGCGGATGCAGGAGGTGTGCGTGGCCATGTCGCGCGAGATATCGCGGCGGCTGCTCGCCATTCAGGACACTGCGAATTATCCGGATGCGCGGGACGTGTGGGACGCCTACGGGGGAAACGGGGAGATGACGAATGAGAAGCGACCCCCTTGATGACTGTTGCCCGACGTGCGGGCGGTATGTTTGTGCGTGCCCAGTGAAACCCTATAAGCCATATTTTTGGACGGGGGACCTTTGGACGGGGGACCTCCACACCGCGCAGTTCGACTATTCTGACGCGCTGAAGAAATTCACGGACAAAATGCAGGGGCACATCCGCCGGGAGTTTCGCTACCGGGCTTTTGCCAAAGCCATTTTGGAACAGCTCCCGGACCTGCGTAGCCAGCTTCGGAATGCCGCCGATGCGGACAACCTTGACAGAGTGCTGGCGCGGTGGAATACTGAGCTAGACGACATCGCAAAATTATGACCCTGGAAAAAATCGACCGCGCGTGGTTATTGCGAAGCGCGCTCCGCATCCTGGCCGGGACTAACTTCCGAATTGCGCCGGCGTGGGTCGCGGTCATGGACCTGTGCGGCGTGGGCAGCACCTCCGCCCGTGAAATTTGTCGCGAGCAGGGCCTTGACCCGGAGAAGAAACTGAGCGAACATTTCCAATGACACTCGACGAATTTGCAAGGCAGCTGGATGACCTGCGGCTGGCCGGGCACGGACACGAGCAGGTGATGACCTGGGTGAACGTCGGGACCGCCGCCGGGGTCACCGACGTAGAATCGACTGTCGTGTTTACCGGAAGCCCGCCGGCTATTTTAATTTCCGCCGCTACATGAGAACTTTCGCATACCTGCGCGTCAGCACCAAGGAACAGCTCGACATGAACGGGCTGGAGCGCCAGCGCGACGCGGTGCACGCGTATGCGGACCACGTCGGGTTCACCATCGCGCGCACGTTCGAGGAGCAACAGTCCGGCGGCGCGGCGTTCGAGGACCGCCTCATGCTCATTGAGATGTTGGAACTCGCGGTGGCCTGCGACGTGGGCGCCATCATCGTCGAGCGCGCGGACCGCGTGGCGCGCGACCTCATGGCCCAGGAACTTTTTTTCGTGAAGTGCCAGGAGCAAAACGTCAAGGTATTCGCCGCGGACACCGGCCAGGAACTGACCTGCAAGGACGGCGACCCGACGCGCGTGTTGCTGCGGCAACTGCTCGGCGCGCTGGCGCAGTGGGAGAAGGCCGTCATTGTTAAGAAGCTGCAAGACGGCCGGCGGCGCACGGCGGCGAAGACCGGCCGGCCCTGCGGCGGGCCGCGGCGGTTCGGGGACAACCCGGACCCGGCTGAGAACGCGGACGAGCGGCATATCCTCGTCGTCATCCGCGACCTGCGCCGGCGGGGGATGACATATCAGGTCATTGCGGAGCGGCTGCGCCAGCTCGGGCACCGGGCGCCGTCGGGCCAAACTTTTTGGCACTCCAGCACCGTGATGCGGCTTGACAAAACGCCGGAACCGCCCACTTCTTAGGTGACATGCCAACCACGTTGCACTTAGAATGGCCCGCGAACCCCGCGGGAGAACAAGTTACGAACTACAAGGTCTATGAAAGCCAGAACGGCGGTCCGTTCAACTTCAAGGCCAACACGCCCGTTGCGAGCCTGGACATTTTCAATCCAACTCCAGCGGTTTACAACTGGAAGGTCCGCGCCGAGAACTTCGTCGGCCTGGGTCCGGACAGTCCGGTCATCCTGGGTCCCACGCTGCCTTCCGCACCGGGACAGGGAACTGTAACCGTAACGGTTACCTGACCATGAACAATTTCGCCGAGCCCCCAGCTAACGCTGGTCGTCGAAGGTCCTGCCCCCAGGACTCGGTAACGGGGCAGGCGGTCAGGGGCACCGCATTCCAGCCAAGGAAAGTCTCCACCAATTTGACAGGACAGCCCGTTTTGGCCGAGCAACTAAATGTTCCGGCGTGGGGCGCCCAGTGGCTGGCCTGTCAGCGGGTAAATGGTGACAGCGGGCAACGTCCGCAGCCCGTCACTCGTGGCAGCCGGCGTTAACGGCTTAAACAACGCGCCCCACAATTTATGCACGGGTTGGACAACCTGAAGCTGTGGTTCCTCCTCACGGTGATGCCGACCGTCGTCGCCCTGGGCGAGGTCTGGCTGGCCCTGCGGCGCCGGCCGCGCAACGGCTACCTCGCCGCGCTGGGCCACTGCTATTTTCGGCTGGCCCGCGCGCTGAAGAAAATCCGGTGACCCGTGGCGCTCCCCGATTCACACCCGGCCAAAGGTTTGCTTCGCGAGACCGCGAAGCTGGTGCATGCCGGCGAGATTTTCGATGCGGCCCGGCTCGTGCGCGCCTGGGCGGCGCAGACGACGCCATCGGTCGCCAAGCAGTCGGTGGACACCAAGGCCAAAGCGTTTGAACTCCTCAACATTCTCCTCCACTGGGCGCTGTCCAACGGTGCGTTCGAGGAAGCCGCACAACTTCTCTGGACTCCCAACCAGTTCGACCCCCGACCCAACCACACCAAGCGCGTCTGGTCCGCCGTTGACGAGCACGACTTCGGTCTCCTCATGGGCGCCGGCAAGCAATCGAAATCGTTCAGCATGGCGATTCGGTTTTTCCTGGAGTGGTTGCGCGACCCCGAATACACTTCGGTGCGCGTCCTCGGCCCGAGCGAGGACCATCTTGAGGCCAACCTTTTTTCGCACCTAGTCACGCTGCACCGGGAGTCCGCCATCCCGCTCCCGGGCGAAATCGGAAAGCTGTTCATCGGCCTCGACCTGCGCAAGCGGCGCGGGTCCATCAGCGGCGTGGTGATTCCCCAGGGCAAGAAAGCCGCCGGCCGGCTGCAAGGTGTCGCCCGCTTCCGGCGCAAAGAAGCCCACCCCGAGTTTGGTGAGACCTCGCGGCTGTTCGTGTTCGTGGACGAAATCAGCAACCTGCCCAAGGGACTCTGGCACGACATCGACAACCTGCTTTCGAACACGTCGAAGCGCGGCGGGCTGAAGGTCTATGGCGCGTTCAACCCCGACGACCGGAACAACGACGTGGGCATCCGCACCGAGCCGACCTTCGGCTGGGGCTCGTTCGACCCCGAGCTGCACTTCGAGTGGATGTCCACGCGCGGCTGGTTCGTGGTGCGCCTGGACGCGATGCAGTCGGAGAACATCAAGGAGAAGCGCGAAGTTTTCCCCGGCATGCAGACCTACGAGGGCATGCTGCAAATCGTGGCCAACGCCGGCGGGCTGGACTCGCCCGGCTACTGGACGATGGTGCGCGGCTGCTACCCGCCCATCGGCGTGGCGCTCGCGGTCATCCCGACCGGGCTCACGCTCAACCTGAAGTGCAGCGTCATCTGGTATGACACGCCGACGCCGGTGGCGGGGGCGGACCTCGCGCTCGAAGGCGGCGACGCGTGCCGGCTGTGCAAGGGCCTTTTCGGTCGCGCCGCCGGCGTGAAGCTGGGGCCGAGTCTGAAGCACCCCGAGGGCGAGACTATTTGGTTCACGGACCGCAACGGGCACAAGGCGCCGAAGTATCTGGCGCTCGCCGAAAAGATTTTCCCCATCGCCAACGGGGACACCTTCGCGGTCGGCGACGAAATCATGCGCCTGTGCCGCGCGCTGAAGATTCGGCCGGAGCACCTCGCGGTGGACCGGACCGGCAACGGCCAGGGCGTCTATGACTACATGCGCGCGCGGTGGTCGCCCATGGTCATCGGCGTGAACTTCTACGAGGGCGCCTCGGACGTGCGGGTGTTCCTCGAAGACGAGGACACCGCCAAGGAACTCTACGACCGCGTCAACTCGGAGTTGTGGTTCGCGCTGCGCCGGTGGTTGGAGTTCAAGTATCTGTTCGTCGCGTTCGAGCTGGACTCCGGGGAGCTGTATCCCGAGCTGACGGACCGGCTGTTCCGGATGGTGGGCAAGAAGTCGCACGTCGAGTCCAAGAAGGAATACAAGTCGCGGCACGGCGGCAAGTCCCCGGACAACGCGGACGCCTTCACGCTTTTCCTCCAGGCCTGTCGCAAGGGGTTCGGGTTCACTCCGAGCATGGCCGGCGACACGGACGTGGAGCCGGTTGAGACCCAGTCCGACGAATGGAACCCGCACGAGCGGGACATCGGCTGCGACCGGATTAACCGGTTCGAAGACCTCGACACCGCGGTGGACGACCTCGAATTATGAGCGCGAAATTCAACCCGGGACTGCACCCGCCCGGCGGCTGGGTATTCGTTGATGCCCAGGAGGTTAAGCACCGCGGCGCGTCCAAGGCCCAGCTCATCGCGCGCGTGATTAACTATCGTGTCATCAATCACTTAGCGGTTGGTGACCCCGCCGAGGAGGTCAACGCCCAGCTGTGCAGGAACTTCCCTGGCTACTGCCGGAGCACGCAAACGTCTCGGCCGAAACGAGTTATGCCACAACAGAACGTCGGATGCACATCATGCGGAAAGAAGCGAAAAACGCGGTAAAAGCCCTTAAGCGCGTGGTGGTTGCGGTCGCCACCGGCTCCAAGGTTTTCGTGGGCGAAAAAATCGAGGGGCAGCGCCTGGACGCCTGCCACCGGTGCCCGCACTTCCTGCCGAAGACCAAGCAGTGCGAGCTGTGCGGCTGCTTCGTGGCCGCGAAAGCCAAGCTCGCCACCGAGAAATGCCCCGACCATCGCTGGCCCTTGACAAACGTCTGAAAATCTGCACTTAAGAAGAAGATGCCTCTCACTCCATCGATGCCAGAGCCCGCCTACGGCAACACGCCACCGGGCGATTTCAAGGGAGCGGTGTCGCCGCCCGACCTGGGCAAGAACCTGAAGCCCGGCAACCGGGCGATTCGGGATGCCATCCAGGCGAAAAACATCATAATGACGCTGCTCGCTGCCTCGCGCGAGCGCAACATAAAAAACGCAAGAATCCAAGCCAAAGTGAATTCGGAGAAGCCCCATCGCACGGACTCGCTGGAGAACGAAGGGCTGGCTTGGAAAGCAAACTTCAGCACTAAGGTGCTCGCGATGCTCGTCGAAAAGGTCGCGCCGCGCTTCGTGCAGGCGGTCGAGGCCACGAAATACATCACCAACTCCTCGTTGCCCGAGGACATTGAGGGCGCGGCCGAAAAAACCGAGGCCTTCCGTCGCGAAATCACCTCGACCGCGCGCAACCGACCGGGCTGGCGAGATTTTCTCGGTGACTTGGCGCAGGAGAACGCACTTTTCGGGTTCGCGGCCGTCGCGCACCTCGACGAATTCAGTTGGTTCCCGAAATTTTTCCGCCAGGACTTCATGGCGATTCCCACCGGCACGAAACCGACGCCCGGCAAGGCGCAGGTCGTCGGCCTGAAGGAAGTTTTTCTGCTCCATGAGCTGTTCGACCTCATTCGCGACAAGGAATCCGCCATCGCGCGCGGCTGGAACATCGAAAACGCGGTGATGATGCTCAACGCATCGATGCCCCAGGACCGACGCTCGCAGTATTCGGCGTGGGAACGTGTTTACGAGGACCTGATTCGCGAGTCGAACCTCGGGCTGAGCCACGAATCCGGCGCGCGGGTCGTCGTCGTGTGGCATTTGCTCGCGACGGAGATTGACGGCAAGGTTTCCCACTACATTTTCGAGGAAAAGACGTTCACCGAGCTGTTCACGAGCGAGGACCAATACGAAAGCATGTGGGATGCGGCCCACTTCTTCACTTTCCAGCAGGGCAACGGAACAATTCACGGCTCGAAGGGAATCGGCCGCGAACTTTACTCCATCGCCGGCATCATCGACCGTTCGCGCAACGAAGTGGTGGACCGGCTCAACCTTTCCGGCAAAGTTATCATCCAAGCGGACGAAAAAGTCCTCAAGCGCTTCCGAATGTCGGTCGTCGGCAACGCAATCCTCATCGCGCAGGGCTATAGCGTGTCGGAACGCAAGCTGGACGCCGCCGTAGAGCCGTTTATCCAGCTGGACCAGTTCCTGACGAACCTTTTGGACCAGATGGCCGGCGCCACGACGCCCAAAGCGCTCGAAGGCGAGCGGGTGACCAAGGCCGCGGTGGATTTTCTCGCCTCGCGTGAGGAAGAGACCAAGGACAACATCATCTCGCGGTTCCTCACGCAATTTTCCGCGATGGTGACGCCCATGCAGAAGCGCATGTGCGACCCGAACACTTCCGAGGACGATGCGAAGGCGATGCAGGAGCGTCTCCTGAAAATTATGAAGCGCGAGGAGCTGGACATGCTCGCGAACATGCCTTCGGCCGAGACGGTGAAGGACTACACCGAAATCGAGCGCCAGCAAATCGTCATCATCGCGCAGGAAGCCCGCGGCAACCCGCTCTACAACGGAAAAGAGATGGAGCGGCGCAAACTCACCGCGCTCATCGACGAGGAATTCGCCGACGCCGTGCTTTTGCCCGACAACGACCCGACGGAGCAGGCGGAGCAGGCCCGGCAGCAAATGCTGGAGCTGGCCTCTATCATCATCCCGCAAAACGCGGACGTGCCGGTGTCACCGCGCGACGGCCACCTCATCCACCTCGGCGTTTTGATGCCGGCGCTGGAAACGACCGCGCAGCACGTCGTCCAGGACCCGCATGCGTTGCCGACGCTGATGGCAATCCTAAAGCACGCGAAGATGCACGAGCAGGCCGGCCTGCAAGTGGGCGTGAGCAAGCAGGACATGGCCCCCTTCTCGGACATCATCAACAAACTTGCGGCCGAAATGCCGAAGCTCGCCGAGGCGGCTCAGCAACAGGCCGCGGCCGAGCAGCGCCACGCCGAACTTCAGGCGGGCGCTCCTCCCGGCCCCCTCGACGAAAACGGCCAACCAATCCCCGGGGTGTCCCCCGCGGCGCCTGAGCCCGCGCCGGCGCCCGCTCCCGCGCCTGAAGAACAACCCATGCCGCCCGAAGCCGCCCCAGCACCAGCCGCCTAATTCGGTCCCCCTACAGACCATGAACGCAAACGAACCCATCGCATGGGATAGCACCAACGCGAAAATTCTCAAGGACTTCATCGCCTCGAACACTGGGGCCGCGGCCCTGGCGTCCACGCTCTACCAGCTTCCACCTTTCGACCCCAGCACGCCTCACACGTTGCTTGTGTCAACCCTTCTGCGCGAGGGCTACCAACGCGCAGTGCAAACTTTTCTGGACCTGCAATCGCACCAGCCGCCGCAGCCGGAACCCGAGAGCCGATACCCGGACCTCGACACGAATGAAAATTGGCCGAAGGAACTTCAGCTTCCCGAGGACGAAAACCCTACAGAGTAACCTATGCCCGCTCCCACGAACCCCAACGCACCCGGCGCCGACCTCAGCGCGAACATGCCGTCCATCTCCGCCGAGACATCGAGCGCGCTGGACGACTTGTTGAAGCAACAGCAGGACGACAACCAGTCCACGCCGCTGGCCAAACCCGACCCCACGCCGACGCCCGCGCGCGGACCCGATGGCAAGTTTTTGAAGCCCGCCGAGCCGGCAGCTGTCGTGCCGCCGGCCCCTTCAACCGAGCCCAAGCCGGACCCGGCGCCCGAGCCGAAGCCGGACCCGGCCCCGCCCGTGGACCCGTTCGACGTGGCCCCGCCCGCGAACCTCAAGCCCAAGGCCGCGGAGGCGTTCGAGAACGTCAAGCGGCTCGCCAAGGAAAAGGTCGCCACGCTCCAGGCGGAGCGCGACGAGCTGGACAAGAAATACAAGGAGCTGTCCGAGAAAGCCGGCCGCGTGGACCCGAAGGTCGAGCAGGAGCTGAAGGAGCTTCGTGAATTCCGGCGCAAGCTGGACGTGGAGGCGGACCCGGAGTTCAAGAAATTCGACGACGAGCACAACTCGAACGCCGAGTCCATCTACGGACGGCTGAAGGCGGTGGGCGTGGCCGAAACGACCATCGAGAAAATCAAGGGCATGGGCGGCGTCTTCAAGGTGCAGTGGGACCCCATCCTCGAAAAAATTCCGTCGCAGGCGCGGCGCTTCATCGAAGTGAAGCTGACCCAGCTCGAAGACCTGCGGGACAAGAAAGCCGCGGCCGTCGCCGCCGCCAAGAAAAACTCTGAAGAGTTTTTGAGCCAGCGCGCCCAGGCCGGTGAGCAGAGCAAGCAGGTTTTTCGCGCGCAGGCCTCGAAGTCGCTGGACTCGATGCTTCCGAAGATGGACTGGTTCGTGGAGAAGAAACCCACGGACAAATCCACCGAGGCGGAGAAGGCGTCCATCGTGGAGCACAATAAAATGCTCAACGACACCAAGGAAGCCATCAAGGAAGCGATGGAAGACGACAGCCCCGAGATGCGGTCGTTCCTCGCCGTTGGTCTGGCCCAGCTGATGAAGCTGCGTGTGGACTATACGTCCGCCATCAGCTCGCACAAGGCCGAGGTGGAGAAGCTGACCGCCGAGCTGACCGCCGCCAAGGCGCTGCTCGAAAAGGTAAAGAAGGGCTCGACCAATCGCTTGCGCGAGACGCCGGCCACGACCAACGCGCCGAACGCGGTGGGTGCCGGCATCAACGAGAAACCCGGCGACGCGCTAGACCGGCACCGGGCTGAAGTGGAAGCCAAGCAATGAGCCGGCAGGTCTGCATTTGTCTCCCGAGCTATAAAACGATGGAGCCACGGATGGCTTTTTCGGTGATGTCTCTGCTCGGTCGGGCGAAGACGGCACAGACGGCCTCGATGCTGGATTTCGGCGACGCGTTCATCGTCCATTCTCGCAACAAGCTAGCCGACCAATTCCTCCGCACAAAGATGGAGTGGATGCTAACCATCGACGACGACATGGTCGTCCCCTTTGGCAATGCTCAACTTTTTAATTCGTTCACTCATTTCAATCTGCCTGAGCGCTTTGCCGGACTCCACGTCATTGACCGCCTTCTCTCCCACGGTAAGACCCTGGTTGGCGCACTATACATTGGTCGTTGGGAGCACGGTAAGGCGATGTATGGCGAGGGTTGTGACCCGCAGGAACTGAAGTATGCGAAGTCCGGTCCGCACGACGTGTGCAAGCCGACCCGCTGGGTCGGCACCGGTTGCAAGCTGATTCACCGGTCCGTGTTCGAGGACATCGAGAAGAAATTCCCGCACCTCGCGCGCGGCGCGAACGGGCTCGGGGGCCAGTGGTTCACCAGCTCCGAGCACGACCTGCGCGCCGCCGTGGAAAAAGCTATCGCGATGGCGGACCCGGCCGCGGCCATGCGTTATATCAGCGATGCGCTCACGGTTTCGAAGCGGAATTCCAGCATGGGGATGGGCGAGGACGTGCAGTTTTGCATTCGCGCCACGCAAGCCGGCCACCAAGCCCACGTTGACCTCGGCTGTTTGTGCGGCCACATCGGCAGCTACTGTTATGGGAAACCCGTCAAATAAACTTCTGCTCGCCTTCGTCTTCTGGGAGCGCGACAAGGCGCAGATGTGCAAACTCGCGCGGCTCATCGCGGACCTGGAGCCGGGCATGTGCGAATCCGCCGACGTGCTTTTCTCCGCGCGCTTTGACTGCACTCACGACACCGACACCATCCAGTATGTCTCACGCAAATTCAAAGTCCACACCCACATCAACCGCGGTCGTCGTGGGGTCGGCTGGCCAGCCGGGTGTAACGACATCGCTTTCGGCACACTCGACTACGTATATTCTTACGGTGCAGCCAAACGTATCCCGCCTTACAAGGCTGTGGCGCTGCTTGAAGCGGACGGTGCGCCGCTGCGCAAGGGTTGGATAGAGGAAATCTCGCGCTCGTGGGATGCGGCGCAGCGGGTCAAGCCCGTGCGCATCTTTGGGCCGCTCATTGACGCCGGTGTAAAGGATGCGGGCAACCAGCACATCAACGGCAACTGTCTGGTGTCCGGCGACCACTTTTTCCTGCACTGGTTCACCCGCAAACTGGGCGGATGCACCCCGCGCGCGGGTTGGGATTGGATTCTGGCCCCGCAGTTCAAGCGCATGGGCTGGGCGGACTGCCCGCAGATGAAGTCGTGGTGGCACTGCCCCGGTGTGACCGAGGACCAATACACGACGCTGCTCGACCAGGGCGTGTGCTACCTGCACGGCTGCAAAACGGATGACGTGATAAGCCACGTCCGGAAGAAATACTTGTGAAAACGATTGTGACAGTCCACGGCTACGAAGGCGACGCGCACCAGATTCGCGATTTGATGCCGTGCTATGAGCACCACCACCTGCCCATCGTCATCGTCACGCCCGAGGACTCCCGCATCGAGAACATGGGGCCGCACATCTGTCGCTGGGGCGGGCAGCGCGAATATATCGGGCTGAAAAGTTTCGCCCGACAGGTCGAGCACTGGAAAATCATGCTCGACTACGACGCGACGCACTACCTGTGCAACGACTCGGACAGCTTTTGTCTGGCGCCGGAGCTGCCGGCATACCTCTACGCGGAGGACGTGGTCTGGAGCAACGAGGTCTCCGACATGATGCACAAGCTACCGGCGCCCTACGCGTGGCCCCGGTTCGCGATGCAGCCGCCCTACTTCCTGTCTCGCGGGCTCGTGGAACGGCTGATTGCGGCGGCGCCGCTTGTCGAGCCAGACTCCCGCATGCTTTTCATCGACTGGTTTTTCATGGCGTGCTGCGTGCGCGGGAACATTCCGCACAAAAATTTCCGCGACGGCTTCAGCTGCGGGACCGCGCACACCCACGGACTGCGGGTAATGACCGACGCTGTCTGGCGCCACGGGAAAATCTTCGTTCACTCTATCAAGAACGCGGCGATTCGGCGGCAGCTCGAATTCGCGCGTAAGCAATACATCAAGAACCATCCATGAACCTGGATTCCAAAATCTATGTCGCCGGGCACCGTGGACTCGTCGGAGACGCTGTGCTGCGCCTGCTCCGCGCGCGGGGCTTCCACAATATCGTGACGGCGACCTCCGCCGAGATGGACCTCACCAAGCCGGACCTCGTCCGCTGGTTCTTCTCTGTCCACAACATCGAATACGTTTTTCTGTGCGCGGCACACGTCGGGGGCATCCTGGCCAACGACACCAACCGCGTGGAATTCCTGCTCAAGAACCTCGCCATCCAGACCAACGTAATCACGAACGCGGCTGCGTATGGCGTGAAGAAGCTGCTCTTTCTGGGGTCATCCTGCATCTACCCGCGCGGCGCCGCGCAGCCCATCCGACCGGAAGCGCTGCTCACCGGGGCCTTCGAAGACACGACTGAGGCCTACGGCATCGCGAAGGTGGCCGGCATCCGGCTGTGCCAATACCTGCGGGACGAGCAGGGGAAGAACTTCATCTGCGCCCAGCCGTGCAACCTCTACGGGCCGGGCGACCGGTTTGACGCCGCCCGGTCGCATGTCGTCCCTGGGCTGGTCACGCGCATGCACCGGGCCAAAGAGCTGCACATGCCTGAGCTGGACGTGTGGGGAGACGGGACGGCCCGCCGGGAGCTGCTCTATGCGGACGACCTCGCGGTGGCCCTGCTTTTCCTGATGCACGCCTACGACGGCCGCGAGGTCGTGAACACCGGCAGCAGCGACGAATGGACCATCAAGGCGATTGCCGACGAGGTGCGCCGCGTGGTCGGTTACGAGGGCACGCTTTTCTTCGACGACTCCAAGCCGACGGGCGTTCCCCGCAAGGTGCTGGACAATTCGTTCATCCGCGGCCTGGGCTGGCGTCCCAAAGTGGCTTTCCCTGAGGGACTTGAGAAGACCTACCAGGGCTATTTGAAGCGGCTGGCCGGCGTCGGGCAGAATCCCTCTTGACTTTTTCGATTTTCGGGACACTTCTCCTACGACCTAACGGCCCTACTGGTCTGGGGCAATCGGCCTAAACTGTCTGGCGGCTGGCCGGCGCTGACAGGGTAACTTCGCAGCCCAATTGCGAGGAAAACCGTCCGACGGATATTTCCCGAGGACAGAAACCAACTAGGTTTTTTATGGCTGGAGAATGTAACAGCGCAGACCAGATTTCTGAGATTGCGCAAAAAGACGTGTCCCGTCTCGTAGGGACTGTGGCGAAAACTCTCGCTGCAAACAGCGTGTTCATCAATGTCATCGGTGGAGGTGTCTTTCCATCAGGGGTTTCCGATGAAATAAGGTTTCCCGTTCAAATGCAGGCGGCTCCTGGCGACTCGCTGGCTCTCCCGACTTTTCAGTGCGACACTGAAGTCTGCGGAACCAACGGCATCCAGGACCTCACCGACGCGATTGATTTCACGGCTCGCTTGGAAACCAAGCGCGGTCGCGGTCCTCGCGTGTGTGTCAAGAAAGGCTACGCGGCCTTCAAGTCGAGCTACCTCTCGGCCGAAGATTCGCTCCGTAAGCTGATTACCCAATACGTGAATTCCGATATTCGCGCGCAGCTCTATCTGCGTTCGGCGTCGAAATTTAACGCGGTCGCGGGCTACGACTTCGACTCGCTGTTCACCGGTGGAACCGAAACGGACCTCGGCGTCCAGTTCGCTCCGCTCAATCCGACGGGTCCGCTCAGCTTCAAGGCTCTGCACTACGTCACGCGGTTCGTCAAAGAGGCGTTGTTCGCCTCGATGTTCGACAGCGAAGGCAAGGGTATGCCCCACGCTCGCTTCATCGGCAGCTCCGACATCATCGAGAGTTTCCGCAATGAAATCGGCGTGAAGGAAATCCTCATCGGTCTGACGACCGGTGGATACAAGCTGGGCGAGCAATCGGTCAGCGCTTACCAGTTCGAAGAGGCCCCCGCTTACCGCGGCATCGCCTTCGGTGTGGACCAGCGTCCGCTCCGCGCCACTGGTTTCGACGGCGACGGCAACCTGATTCTGGTTGACCCCGTCGTGAACGTTGCCAACGTGTCGAAGAACACGGCGTTCGCGAAAATCAACCCCGCGTGGTTGGCCGCGACCTACGAGGTCGGGTTCCTCATGTTCGACAACACCTTCAACCGGCTGGTGCCCGAGAAGTATGTCGGCGAAGGCACGTTCAAGTATGCCCCGCAGCTTCACATGGGTGAGCTGGAGTGGCACTACATCGTGGACAACGACTGTAACCAGTTCGGCGACTTCGGCTGGCACAAGTATCAGATTACTCGTGCCTACCAGCCGATTCGGCCGCAGCACGTCGTCCCCATCCTCTACAAGCGTTGCACGGCTGACCTCGGTCTGCCCGACTGCTCCGTTGTGGACGCCTCCGGGTTCTCCGGCAGCGATGCGTTTGCCACGTTGGGCGTTTGCGACTCCTAACCGTGGTCTGTAGGCGGCGTGGGGGGGGGGAACCCCCCCCCCCGGACGGAGCCA